GTAACAGCAGATGTAAGCACTGAAAGCACGGCTTGATACTCATAAACTGCATTCGCGGACAACGCAATGGAAAGTCCCGTTATGTCCACTAAGGCTTGGCCCGTTGTGGTTGCATTTGATCCACTTACCAGAGCATAGACAGATGCCGTTCCACTGAACCCACTGATTCCGCTATAACCTGAAAAACCGCTAACCCCAGAGTAGCCACTAAATCCACTTGTGCTTGTCGCTCCACTAAACCCAGAGAAACCGGATACACCTGCTCCACTGTAACCACTAAAGCCTGACGCGCCTCCCGCTCCTGCTGCCCCGTTATTGCCGCTATACCCACTGAATCCGCTCGTACCCGCTTGTCCCGTCTGTCCCGTTGAGCCATTCAAACCAGAATATCCACTGAATCCCGAAGTCCCCGCGTCACCCGCGCTGCCTGCGCTCCCTGAGAAGCCAGAAAACCCCGACGTGCCACCACCTGAATACCCGCTGAAGCCGCTGACGCCAGCGGAACCATTCGTGCCACTGAAGCCAGAAAATCCTGAGAGGCCCGTGCCACCTCCTCCTGAATATCCGCTAACCCCACTGTAACCTTGTGGGCCAGAGAAGCCGGAAATGCCCACCATCGTCGTACCAGTGTAAACACCCAACACACTTGACCACTTCGATATACCATCGCTGGTTAAGGTCACACATTGACCAGAGGTAATTGAACTCACCCCTTCAAACGTGTCGCCATCTTGCGGAACTATCGTTACCAGACTACTAAGCCCGAATTGATTGATGATGATCTTTTGGAAGCAACGTAACTGACACTGTGAAGCGTGAGGTAAATTAGCCGTTTTGTTGGCGGCTATCTGAAAAGTGACGTAATCATCCGTGTGCTTAACGGTATAGTCTTCAGTGACGGTAATGCGATTGGGGGAGCGTGAAGAAATCGCCATATTAAATTGACATACTCATCTCTCTCAAAATCCCTTTAAGTAACACTTGTGATTAACCCGTTTGTGACGTTGGCGGTATTTGCGCCGCCATTTACCGTGAATGTGCCAGTAAAACCAGCAGTTGTCGCAGAATAACCAGAGAAAGCACTAAAGCCGGATTTGCCAGAATAACCACTGAAGCCAGAGATACCAGAAAACCCACTAAAACCGGAGACGCCAGAGTAACCACTAAATCCAGACGCCCCAGGATTCGCCCCTGAATAACCGGAAAAAGCACTCAATCCGCTGTAACCAGAAAATGCGCTGCGCCCGCTGTATCCAGAGAACCCAGAGATACCTGTAAAACCCGACTTGCCACTGTAACCAGAAAACCCCTCACCTGAGAAGCCTGACCTGCCTGAGAACCCCGACCTACCAGAATAGCCTGAGTATCCCGAATCACCGCCAGGTGCTCCTGATGAACCACTGTAGCCCGAATAAGCAGAGAACCCCGACTTGCCGGAATAGCCACTAAACCCGCTGACTCCAGGAGAGGCACCTGAGTAACCGGAGTAACCAGAGAGTCCAACTACGCCTTCAAAAACTCGAATAGGTTCTTCGTTAATGCGGACATTTACTTCGTCACCAGTAGTGGTAACTTTGACGACAGGCTCGTTTACAGTGACGCGGAGTTCAGACAAGATTAGCGATTCCGGTTAGCTCGATTGCTTCACCTGTATCTTCAGGGGAAATGACGGTCAAGACCGATTGCACCACGCCCTGCGACCAATCAATAGCGGCAACTTCAGCAGCGGTAAGTTCAGTCGTTAAGGTTCCCGCTGCTCCATTTATGGTGAGTTTCCCGTTGTCGGTCGAGAGCGTAACTGTCGTGCCCGTTCCAGGGGTTAGCGTCATCTCAGCTTCGTAGTCCACGAGACTAAAGATGGCTCCTGATTGAGTGAACGTCAGCGTGCGCGTCCAACCACCGCCTCTTGTAATTGAAGGATTCCAGTTGCCTACCATAGTCTTACCTCTAAGTTATCTGCTTCCAGACTGCCGCACCTAAAGTAGCGTCACAGCAGATATACGCATCATCAAGTGCGGTATCGACCCAAAAACTTCCCACCGCGTATCCGTCGCCTGAATCGTCAGTAACAGCAGGTGCGACTACCGCCGTGAAGTTGCACTGGATAGTGGCAAGAGCTTGTAGTTGAGCGATTACGGGAATCGTTACGCCAATAGAAATTGTTCCTAACCCATTGGTTACAACAACCGTCACCCCCGCTGTGCTAGTTCCAGGTTGAATCGTGATTGCGCCATCTTCACCGTTAATCTCAGCCACGAATCCCGTCGCGGGCAAACTCACTTGTGTCTGCTGTAATTGAGCACCGTATTGTGCTGCTTGTAATTGGGCTATTCCTGGGTCTTGCTCAATTGCTAAGGATTCGATCCCATCCCCTATAGTAGCCATTATCTGCGTACTCCTTGGGCCATTGTCTCTAACACGACCCCGTTGATGCGATCAACCAATTCATCTTCGCCGTTGTAAGTTCCGCTTACTCGCGCTGTGAACACAAAGTTACTTGGAAAGTTCAGTCTGTCTCTTTGGGTGGTCTCCACATCTGTCGTCGTGCCTAAGCTAATCTCTCCTTGAGCATTCTCCCCTGTTTCAAGGTCACTCAAATTCTTAGGTGTCTCACTGTCGAAGCCGTAAATCTGCAACAACCCGTTAGTAAACTTACCATCAGCACGCACCGCTCGCACAGTCTTGTTGCGATCTAAAATACCCCCCGATTGCAACTGCCACGCTGCGTAGTAAGGAACTTCTTCTCCTGCAATCTTGTTCCACTCAAAGGTGTCAAACTGAAGCGTGCCCATCTCATCAATGCGTCCCCCTGCAAGGAAGGTTAGTACGTTATTCACGTTAGACACAGAACACACCACCATGTCTCTGTCGGTGTCTGTCAATGTAACCGCGCCGATCCAGTCAATTTGATTGAGTCCCCATACCAAAACATCTGTTTCCCACCAACCATCATCGTTCTGTCTGATGGCAGGCTGAAAGAAACAAATTGCATTGACCATCGGATCAGAATCCCAACCCACCTTAACGTATGCACTCTCCCAATTCTGAATAATTTCTGCGACTTGGGCACCAAGAAACTGTGTGTTGACAATCTCCACATTGGCTGATGAACGAGTTGGCCCACCATGCGAATATCCCACTAACAAGTCTTGAGCAAAGACCAACTGTTGAAAACTGGAGAATCCTAAACTCCAAAAGGCACGTATCTGGGTTGGTGGAACTAACGGATCACCTGTCGGCGCATAAATGCCTTGCTGTAAAGAATTGTGGCAAGGGAAATAAAGTCTTGCCTGAGAGGTCACTACATCAAGAATCACGTCAGGCGGCGATGAGGTAACTACCCAATTCGCGGGAGCCGCTTCAATGTTGTTCGGCTTCGCAGGAACTAACACGGGGCCAGGAGGCCCACCCCACTTGCCGTAGCAACTTACCCATTGGATGTAACTCTGAAGCGTAGCCACAAAGCCCGCGTCGGGAGGCGGGTCGTTATCGAACTCAAGTTCTCCCTGTCGGGCAATAGCGGCGTTCAAGTAATCAAGATTGAAAGTGTTCCCATCGGCTAATAAATGACTCAGCACGAAGTTCCACGGGCCTTGATTGACGTTTACGACATTCAACTGAGTCGCGTAAGCGTTGACTTGATCTACCCCTGCGGCAACATCAAACGTGACTCCAGAAATATCAACCTCAATTTGATCACCATCCGATGAGAGGCTTACATTCGCCCGCACCCCAGGATTACTTTCTCCTTCGGTGATTGAACTTGCCCCCGTCAGACGAACGCTGTAATCACCCGCCACCATGCCTTGCTCGCCACCGACCACATCACCCAAAACAGGAGCAGGAGTTGGAGCATCAAACCCTACCGGATAGACCGCATAGTTTCCCGTGGTGGGGTCAAATATCGCAACGGCGGGACTGCCTGTGAGCACCATTGACGAACCTTGCAAGGGCTGTCCGTCAATTAAGAGTGTCCCCACACCTGTTGCGAAGATAGTTCCTGAATCTGATTCCAGCGCGTTCCCACGAGCACTGAGAGTGCCCCGCTGCGTGTTCACTGTGAACAGCACGGGCATTCGGGTAGCGGTCGCGCCCGCAAGAGTCGTTAGTGGCCCAACCCACACCGTCAGGTTGGTATCATCAATCACCCGATTGACCACTAACGGACTATCACCTGCCCAAAAACCTTGGCCGGTCTGGAGTTCAGTAGTAAAGAGAGTTCCTACACCTACGATGGTGGTGACACCCGCAGCGGCAGAGATAGTGCCCGTGATGTCTAAGCCAGGGATTGTTTCTTCTAAGTCGAGGGAGCCTTTATAGACTTGCAGGTAGATATTCTCGTCCGCGCCACTCAAAATTAGATTTTGCATCCTGAGCAGCGAGCGTCCACTGAGTCCGGTGCGAGGGCTTGTCGGATGAAAAGGGGCGGCACCCAAAATGATGGGGTCTAGGCTCATTCATTTTCTACGCGGTCTTGGCCGCTGTTTCCATCGTTTGTCCGACGATGTACTGCACCATTGCCGCGATGAAATCGCTATAAAAGTCATCCGGCGCAACGTAAGTAGATGATTCAGTGGAAGGAATTGCAGGAGAGCAGATTGAACTGAATTCCACATCTCCCGTTAAAGCAACTACCGGAGTAGGAGTCTTGGCTTTGAGTGTTTCGCCTATTTGCGTCCACATTCCCAAGCGTGGATCGCCGCCACGTAACCAATCGGGATAACGACGATATGAATACTTTCTTCCCGTCACCGTGAAGGTCGCATCTTCGATGTAGCCTTTAAGCACCGCTTCGGGAAGGTCTGCGTCTCCCGCTGTGAAAGTTAGAGTCGTCGCTACCCGTAAGAGTTCCCGCCGATCCTCTCTTGCTGCGTAAGCCTGAGCTACGGTCGAGTTGATAGAGAAGAAGGCGGCATCGAATTGTGCGCGAACGCGGTCTAAAGAAATCGGGTTAGCAAGCGAGCCACGAATGACTCCCTGCACCACTTGTTCACGGATGTATGAATAAGTTTGGCTCATGCGGCAGCTTGACCCACAACATCACGAGGCGGATTCTGTGCTAGTAACCATGCTTGATAAGCAGGTGCATATTCATTGCTTAATGAAGTGTACGCAGGGTCTTCATTCTTCAGGTTCGCCATTAGTCCACTGAAATAAGCGTTCTGCATCTGCTGGAATAGTAAATCTTCGTTCGCGTTAATGGCTGTTTGTCGTGCGTCGATGTCAAAGACACAAACATCAATCACAAGGTCTGTTTGAGTCGCGTAAATACGTGGTGGTCTAAGTGCGTAACTGTAGTAATTCGTCTTGAATAAACCTGATGGGCCATTGACGATAGCTCTAATTTCATCCTCGTGCATTGCGGGAGTGAGTTCAATTCCTGCGGACGTTCTCACTTGGCCCCACTCTCCGATAATCGGCAAGTCTTCATCACTGATTGCGGGAATTAAACTACCTGAAGTTACTGTAACTATGTCACCAAGCACGTTTCTCAAGGTGTTGTTGACATTCATTGCTACCGCCGTAGCCATTTCATTCTCTACCCCAACCAAGATGTCGTACATGGATTGGAGCGGAAAGGATTCTGTATTTGCATCAGCAAGCGCAGCGTCACTCGCGTAGTCCGTGGCAATTTGGGCCGCATTCCCTTCAAACGCGCCGATGCGGACATAGGCTTGTCGAACAATGATGTTGCTTGTCAAACTCAAAGTGAACCGCCCCCTCCACTACCACCCGCTTTACCCGACATTGAAGGCATCGCTTTACCTGAAACTGTCATTGGGGCGGAATTGGCTTTACCACCACCTTGCATTCGCTCCTTCAGCCCTTGAAACAGCCCGCTCATATCAGGAGTTTCGGCCTCTGGCATCTGCACCCATTCAGGCATTTCCATTTGTGGTGCGCTAAAGGGCGACTGTGGATCACGAAAGTAATTGTTCGGCATTTATTCTCCTACCTTACGAACACCCCAATCCCATGTATAACGGCGTAGCAACAAGGCGATGCGAGTTAGCCATTTCATTCGGGGTAGACTCCTAAACAAGTCGGATTGTACCAATGAACGCGCTTTCTGTGTCAGAATTTCCTCATCGTTGGAATTGGTATTCCCTCTGTGGTCGTTCTGCTTTCTCGCGCTTCTCAGGTTGTTGACGCGTCCAAGACGCTCGCACCGCAGCCATCGCTTCTTTAATAGCGTCTCGCTTTTCTTCATCGGACAACTTTTGGTACTTATCAGTCTCTACCAGGGTATCTATCGCCCGCTGCATTACCGGAGCGATTTCTTTACGACGCGCCTCAAATTCTTCAGCGGTTTCCTCTGGCCCAATCTGGACTCCCGTGAGTCTCATCGCTAGTCGTCGTACTTCCTTCGTGGCAGGAGTGGAAGATGTTACTCCCTCAAACAATGGGGAACGGCTGACATCTACCCGTTCACGCAAGAAGGGGACGCCCTGCCGCACGGTATCCTTAAAGCCTTTGGGATAGCGGTATTCTTCAGGGTCAAGCAACTTGGCTAAGTCACGTTGGGCACCGCTAAACGGTACTGCCATGCCTACATATCGTGCTGCCACTTTGGAGAAATTACGTTCGGGGTCTTGGGCTGCTTCAGCAAGGGGCTGCGAGGCTCGTAAAATCGGGACATTTGAGACTTCTTTCAAAGCAGGCTTCACGTAATCCCACTTTGAGGCATCATCTTTCGTGTCTGCCGTTTCTTCACCTTTACGATACGCCTTCATCATCCGTGCCCCGAACCCAATCAGGTTTCCGAGAGGCGAAATCGTGTTCAAGTTGATCTTCGTGAACCCAAGGTCTAAGAACGCTTGATCGTGATCATCAATCGTAATTACCTTGTCGTACAACAAGGCTCCAAGGGCCATGTTCATCGTGCCCGCTGTGGCTCGTCCAAAGGTACGCGAGAAGTTACGTTGTGCTGCCACGTCAAACCCGCCACGCTTGAGAGCAAGACCAATTTGTGCGGCATTCTTCGTGTAACCCAACGGAGAGGCTTCTACGAGCCGCGCTACAATGTTGGTCGGAGTACGGTCGAAGGGTACAAGAAAGTCCAAACCAAGATTACCCAAAGCGTTCAGGCGGTCTGCGCCCTTCGCGGATAGTTTACTGCGCGGATTTATTACCGTAGCACGAGCACGTTTAATTCTAGTCGTAATCGTGTTGTCGTTGTTGAACGTGCTTTCTAAAGCGTCGTACTTCGCATCAGCGTCAAGTTGCGCTACAAGTTCTGAGATTCTTTCCCCGCGTAAGGTCTTCTCCTTAATCATTTCTGTTGCTGCCACGAGTTCCTTCGCTCGCTGCTTGGCTTCCGCCCCCCGCAATCCTTCATTTCTGGCAATCACTTCAGCACGGTCTATCACGTTACGACGATGATTGGCTTCGTAGAACAAACGGTCAGAAGCGGATAAGAAGCGAAAGACTGAATTAAAACTCAACTCCAGTGTTTGCAGCCCTGCATCAATCTTCTTATTGCCCGTGCGTCCAAAATCAATCTCGCTGACTTGGTGGCGTTCCATTTGCTCATCAGACATACCACGTCGCAGAATGTCCCACGCTTGGCGTCCACCTTCTTTGGCTCCATGACGCAGGGATGAAATCACCGCTGAAGGTGACAAACCCATGATTCCCCGTTGGGTCAGCCGTTCCTCTCCACGTCCCGTTATTGCGTGAGCCCCCTTGCGGGCTGTGGGCATGATTACCCCATCCATCAGGGATGCGAATATCCGCCCTTCTTCTTCAAAGGCTCCCCATCCAAACGTGCCAAAGAAGTTCTTTATGGTAGTCTTTGGCCCAAGCAAAGAAGCCTTCATCATACCGCTGATATTGCGGATATGATGACCTCCACGCTCGCGCTCCATCTCTTTACGGAACTTGTTTTCTGCCGCTTGTACTTCCCGCTCTGCGCGGCGAACCGCGTCGTTGTACTTAGGTGAAGTCTTGGTCTTTGCTTGCTGCTCATACTCTCGCGCCAACCGCTTGCGCTCCCACTCAGCCGCCTGCTTGTCCAACTCTTTCACGCGAGCAAGACTACGCTTGGCTTCTGCCTCAAATTCTGTCCATGATTGTTCTGCGCCATGAAACGGGGTTTGGGACTCGCCCGTTGCTGCCGCTTCTTTAGCCGCTTTTGCTGCCGTGTTACGCATGTCAGTCACCACTCTGCGTAATGCGGCTCGCTCTTTCTCCATCTGTCCTATCTCAGCAGACCATCGTGAAGCATCTCCTTCTTTCATCGTCGGCCCTACCTGACCTGAACGACCTTTCTCTTGCAACGAAGTGATGGACTTGTTGATTTCCGTTAGTCGCTTCTCAATCGCCTTTTGGTCGGCAGCAGGGTCATCCAACAACTTAGCCGCTCGCTCTAGCCCCGCTCGTTCGGCCTGCAACTGCTTCAACTCGGCGTCAGGAATAATAGCGGTGCGTCCTTCAACTTCTCGCTTGCCTTCGGCTAACCATCCTTGTAGTTGCTCAATGCGATTCCGTACCGTGGTCTTAGCTTTATCCAAGGGAGTCGCTTGTTGTGTGGCTACATTCTGAGGTCGTTGCCCCAATTCGACTCCCCGTTCACGCATGGCTTCGTTAAGTTCTCGGAGGGCATGACGTTGATCTTCAGTGGGCTTCTCGCGTTGCTGTCCCCGTCTGAGTGGGCGCATCCCTTTTTCCAACACATCGGCTTTGCCTGACGTGGCGGCTAGGATGGATTTAATCTCATGTAGTTTCTGCTCAATCGGATCAGTAGTGGATTTACGAATCCGACCATAGCCAGAAATCACATCACTCACTTCTCGCTTGCTTAAATCCGCTACATCCTTGATTTCGCTATGTACGGCATCAACTAAATCTGCCGACTTAATCACACCTGATTCAATGTAGTTGCGAGCCAGATTCGTCAAGGCTCGCGTTAGATCGCCTAAATCCTTGGGATTCAAGTCCGCAATACCACCCATCGTGAGATTTGAGGTTTTAGGCGTAATCTTGGCAAATAGAGCAGAGATTTCCTTTTTCAGTTCCACTCGTTCAGCAAGCAACTTCTCTTGAGAACGCCGCCGACCTTGACGACGTATCTTGATCTTTTCTTCTTGGACAAACTTCTCAGTAGTCTCTTGGGAGCGTTCCGCATCTACCTTGGCTAAGGCTTCATCGCGTGCTTTCAGAGCCGCATCACGCTCTTTGACTAACTCATCGTAACGAGCCACTTCTTCGGCGGTGACTTTGCGCCCTTTGGCCTTCTCTGCTGTGCGAATCAGGCTGATTAGACGAAAACTCTTGTCCATCATGGCGCGACGGATGCCCAAAGCACGAGCAACCTCAGTGCCACCTATATCCACTGCTTGTGAATACTTATCGAGTTCTGCTTTGATTTTGACTAGAGCAGGATCGTTAGGATCGTTGCGGTAGGCTTCTTCCCATCGGTTTTCTGCTTCTCGAATCTTCACCAAGAGTGCGGCGGCTTCTTCGTAGTCCAAGCCTCTTTCCCGTCCACCCTGAATCACTTCGTCGGCAATCTTGTCGGCTCGCTCAATCAGCCCCTTCTGTTGGGCATTCTCAATCGCTGTTTCCCATGACTTACGTTCAGGACGCTCCATTTCGGCCAAATCAAGTTCCGCACGTAGTTCGTTACTAGCCTCATTCTTGATAGATGTAGCGTCACGTCCGCCCTTTAGTTGTGAATAGATTTCACGCAGATGCGGGTCAGCATCCTTACCAAACTTCTCCCGTACATCTTTGGCCCACTCATCAAATGCTGCTTTGCCTTTGCGAATTAACTTGTCGCCGTAGATGATGATGTCGTCAATCAAGTCCATCGGGTCTGCGCCCGACCTTCTTTCCTGAACGCCCGTTGCTTTGGTGTCTAGCTTCTTGATTTGTCGCTCTAGTGCCGCTCGTGCAAGTTCACTCTGTCCCCCCGCTTCAAGTTCCGCACGAAGGCTTGCCGCCTTATCAGCATGACGTTGGAGTTCAGGTGTTGCTGCGCGAGGAGTTTCAGCGGTCTTTGGTGCTAAGTCAGGGTAGTCGGCTAACACTTCAGGGGGAATAGATTTGCCTTCTCGGATGGCTTGCTCAACCGCTCGTTTATGCACCTCGCGGGCATAACGATTTTCCTTCGCTAAACGATTAGTTTGAGCCTCTAGCAGAAACTTCTGTGTTCGATTTATACCACCTTCTTTTTTACTAGCCCGTGCAATATCTTTTGCGGTAGTCTCTTTAATGCCCCGTGCCACTTCATCGAGATATTCTGTCTTTGTTTTCTGCCAAGGTTCAAGATTGAGTTGCCTTGCTGCTCGTTGCCCCTCGACAGACATTTCAGGATCGCCGCCATAGCGAGCAATTTCAACCATACGATCTGCGGTGCGTTTTATGCCTTCAGAATCATTAGACTCAATCGCCGCCGTGCGCTCCTTCATGTTTTGCCGATATGCTGTAAACAATTCGTCTTGCGTCATTGACGACGGAGACTTCTCTGGCGTAACAGGTGTTTCCGTAACTGGAGTTTTAGGTTTAGCTACTACTGGCTCAATAGGTGCTGCCGCTGTGGGTTTGGGGGCGACTTCAGTCTCACTCAGAATGTCCAACTTGGCAGGTTTAGGTGGTACTCGCCCACCTTCAGGAATTCCCGATTCCACATCAAAGAAGGTGTCTAGTTCCACTCTTTCTCGCTCAGTTAAAGGAACATCATCAAAGCCTCTTACTTCAGGTGCAACCCGATCCTGAATGACTTTCTGCGCTAATTCATTGCCACCCGTTTCAATCGTGGCTTCAGGGTGCTGTGTCTGTAACACTTCCGCTTGCTTCGCTACGTTCTCAGGTGAAACAGCCGATGCTTGTACTTCGGTTCCATCAGCAGCACGCGCTACCACCGCTTCTGTAGTCACTTCCGACTTGGGTTCCACGTGTCCAAGAACTTCACCGTAAGTTCCATCTTTGACCTTCGCCAAAAGTGTTTCCCGACTAACTTGTTTCGGGTCGTAGTAGAAGGTTCCTTCACTTGTTCTAACCGCGCTCATTCCTCTCGGAGTGTTGGGTTGTTTCTCACCTCTCGTCACTAACACAGCGGGTCTTGTGCCCTGCTGTACGGCTGCTAGTTGTGCTTGAATCGTCTCAGGACGCTCAGGGACATTTACTTCTTCTGAAGGACGAATATCTTGTTCACGCTTGGCTAAAATACCTTCAATATCGGGAACTTTAGTTTGGGTTTCACCAAGTCGTCTAGGACGCGCCTTTGGCGCACGGCCTAGTTCTACGGCACCTTGAAACACAGCATTCGTTAGTGCCGATTGAGCCGCTTGTTCAGGGGTTCCACCCGTCGCTAGTTCGACTGCTCCACTACCTAAACCAACTACGGGTGCTGCTGTTCCAAGTCTTCGTACACGGCTTGCGGTTGCAGGCGCAATGCCTTCACCAAACTTCTGAACGGCTCCCATTGCCGCGCCCTTGCCCGTCTCTTGTAAAACCTCTCCTAGTGGACGATTTCGTCCTTGCGCCTCTGTGCCCGCAAGCGTGGCAAACTTGGTTGCGATACCCCCAGGTACTACCGCCAACTCCGTCAACCCAATCGCCGTTTCGGTCAGGAACTCTGCCACCTTCTCACGGGCAGGCTTTGGCAAATCTTGAATGTCTTCCAAGGCCAACTCACCTGCGAGTGCCTTGCGACGTAGATTGTCCACAACCGATGAACGAACTCCACGTATGCTAGGGAGAACATCAATCAAACCACCTAAATCAACCGCTCCCGCGAGTTTATACAAAGCACTAGACATGCCCCGTTGGATAGCTACGTCCATGCCCCGCTTGACCCCACCGTCACGTCCTTTGAGTTGGGCAGCAAGACCAAGTAGTTGCTGCTTATCAGACTCGGTAAACTGTCCTTGTAACCGCTCGCGTTCGGCTCTCGCGGCAGCATCGGCTTGCTCTACTCCTTGCTCTTGGCTGATTCGACGCAAAACTTCTTCTTCATTGGTCAGTTTCGGGTCAAATAAGCGTGTCTGAGCAGTGTTTGGGGCACGACCTATCTGTTGCTCCCCTGCGGTCTGTTCAGCGGCTACCTGCCCTCGTATGCGGTTCAAGCGGCCCATCTCCGCTTGCTCTTGGCGACGGAACTCTGCTGCTGCCATACCCCCTTGTGGAAGTTTGCCTTCAGCGCGTCGTAATTCTCCCGCACCACGACCTTGATTGAGTCGGTCTTGTCGGGCTTGGGATGCTTGAGCGCGACGGAAGTCTCCACTCCCTAAACCCGCGGGTGACAGTTGTTCCTCACCAACCTTTGCGCCTGCCTCTAAACGTGGGCCACCGACTCGTACGCCCGCTTCTAGTTTTGAGGGACGTTGCAAATCCATTCCCCAAAAGGATGTCGGTTTCGGGACAGACTGTTGCCGAGATTCTACGGGGGTTGTAGCTGGAGTTGGGGGTAGGTTGTTGACACGGTTTAGCTTCAAGTCGGCAGGTTGGGTCTGTCCCGAAGGTGTTACTTCATCAAGTAACTTGTCGTATTCATCAGCCACTCGCGGGGTTGTTTTCTGCGTTGGGGCTACTTCATCAAGCAAATCGTCATAGGCATCGCGCTTCTTTTGCGGTTGCGCTCTTAACCTTGCACGGGGCTGTGCTGACTGTCCAAATCGCTCACCACGTTCAATGGCTGCTTTGAGTCTCGGATTATATGGTGCCCAATCAGCAAACCCGCGTGTCTTATAAAGGTGCTTTGCTACCCGCGCTTGCACATCCCTTGGCGCGGTCTCAGCAGTGGGATACTGCTTCAAATCCACGTTCGCTTGAGGCGCAGCACCACGCCACGTTTTGTTTACTATCTGGAAATTACCCTGCGCGGTGTGGGTCGGATCGTAGCGATAGTTGCGGACATTGCGGTCGCCACTCTCGTACTTCGCAATCAGGTTTAGAGCCTCATCAGGCTCATAAGTAGATTGTTTCCGGTTTGAAACGTCGTAGTTTGACTTAACCCGCCGAGGTTTTGGCAGGACAGAATCTAAGAGTACGTCGTATTCATCGGGCATTTATTGACGCTCTAAAGCGCGTTGAATAGCGATGTTAGGATCAAGACCTTTGGCAGATGCCGCATCCCTGATTTTCTTTTCTACAGCAGGATCAAGCTTCTTGGTTGTGGCAGTAGGTGTTTGTTCCGCAGATGGTAGCGACTCAGCATCGGAACGCGCCTTCAACGCATCTGCCCGTGAACTTTCTGCTTGCTGTCGCAGACGATTTATTTCTGCTGTCAACGCACTCACTTGAGAAGGTAGCACTCCTTCAGGACGCTCCCGTAAGCGAACTAACTCCTTCTCCTTCTCGTCTGCATTATTGTCGTAAATCTCTCCAAAAGACTTGAAATCCGCTGCTCGCTTCAAGGCAGCATTGCGTTTGGCGTCTACTTCTCGCTGTTCCGCAGTACGTTCGTTTTCCTGCTTGCCAATTTGCCCGTAGTAGTTCAATGCCTGAGAAGGCGTGACCTTCAACTTCCGCCCGTTGATTTCCACTTCCACGAATTCTTCGTCACCACTCTTTTTCACCTGAACGGGTTCGCCTTTTTCATCTGTTACCCGCTTCGCCCGACCCTCTTGCACGGTGATTAAGTAGCCCTCTGCGTCCTTTTCATAATGGGGTGCTCTCTCTGCTCCCTTTTTTGGCAGACCCGCTACCACGGGGCGTTTATTCGCCCCTATCATGTCTGTAAGCTCGCCCGTGCGTTGGTCAATTCGTACCCGAATCTCTGTTCCTGCTTCCACATCGGGATACTCACCTTCATTCACTACCCGTGTGGATATTTGCCCCCGCTCACTTGCTCTTGAGCTTTGCGCTCTATCTATCGCCAACCCTTGTCCAATTCTGTTCTCTACCTCTCCGATTTCTCGCTCACGCTTGGTTGGGAGAATTCTTTTCTGTCCCCCCGCAACCACATTCAGAGCGTCTGTCACGTCTACTAACTTGTCTCGCCAAGTGCGGGGCTTGTTTCTTAGATCACGTAAATACGCTTCATCATCAGCAATGAAATCTCGTGGTTGAGTTCTACGCGCACGCACATCATTCGTACCGCCTTCGGTAAACACGCTTCCTTGTCCTAAATCCGTTGTCTGAGTGGGCTGTGGTGGCTCAAAACTTCCCGTCGGGACTTGCGCGGGTCGTGATAACGCATCTTTGAATGAACGTGGACGCGCCATTGGCTGCGCTAACGCGGGTTGAGGTTCAGTAGCACGGGCCATTGCTTCATCAGCCATTGTCAGCTGTGGGCCACGAATAAACCCACCACGTTCAGGCTGTGGAGTCATGCCTTGTCCTAATGCAGCTTCACGCACATCAACTCGCGGAGCGTTTACATCTCCCGACTCTTGCGCGGCTCGCAGAAGTTGTTCTTCCAACGTGCCGCCCGCAAATCCGGTCGGGCTGCTGATTCGTTTCCGTAGTCTGTCAGTAAAGGCCATGACTTATGCCGACTTCCTTGCTGCGGGTTTTGGTCTAGGCTTACTTTTTTCCACCTTAATTTGGTTCTCGCCCGCGAGTTTTGTGTTAGCAAGTTGCGATTGCCCCTGAATTGTCGCCACTCCGATTGCTGTCTCCGATTCCATCTGTTTCGTCTGCAACTCGGTCTGTCGCTTCTCTGACTCCATCGCGGCCTTCGCTTCCAACTCTGCCGTTTTGTCCTCAACTTGAGGTTCTGCTTGCTGCTCTTGACCTTGCAACAACGCTCCCCCAATCGCGGCGGGTGCTGCGCCTGCGGCGGCAACCAAACCTTGATTAAAGGACTGCGGCATGGACTTCTCAGTTTGTAAGTTCAAATGAGACCAATACATTTGTTCAATCGCTTCGCGTAATTCCAACGGGGCAGTTTGACCTCTCTCCAAGTCTAAATAGTCGCTGTACCATTCCGCTTTCTCAGCGTGTTTTGGCTCAACCTTACTTACGGGAGGCTTGACCATCTGCACTAATACCGCAGGGTCAGTTACACCCGCTTCCAAATTCATTCTCATGCTCTCAAGTCGCTTCAAACACAGCGTCGATACATCATCTTCGTCCTCAGAATCGAAGGCGATGTTAAACGGCTTCGCAACGGCCCTGAAGAAGCGCGGAAACTGTGCCTGCAACTGTGCGGCACCTAGCAGTCCCCCAAAAGATTCTCCAAACACTCTGATGTCTGTCTGCTCAGTAAATGGACTTACGGGCAACTCGCTGTTAGGCACCAACTCAAAGACCACTTTCGACTTCAAATCCTGTCCGCCAACCATTCTCCCCTTCGCTGCGCCTTTACCTGGATAGTACCTTCCTGAGAAGTCGTGTTCAGCCACCAAACGAACGATCTTCTTCGCAATATCAACCCTCATCTGACCTTTGGAAGCGAGCATTGGCCCATACAACGAATTAGCTAACTGAGCCGTTATCTGTGCGCCCGTCGCTGTCCGATTGTCCACTCCAATCAACCCGTTCGTAAACTCGGTAACGAGGGAGGAAATCTGGGCCATCTCCCGCAAGAACTGAGAGCCGTACTGAACAAATTGTTGACTGACTGCTCCAGGATTTCCCACATAGATTGCATCCTGCAACTTCATGTTGGGTGGTAACAACGCCAGCGAGATGTCGATGTTGTGACCTGGGGCAAACAAGTACCTTCCCTGATCTTCCTTAATCAACGACATGTCGGTAAACACTGCGGGAGTCGCCGTAGTCGCAAGCCCTTGATAAATCTGCCCATCGACCGCGTTGAATCTTCGCTGTACGGCGGCGGTATCTTCCATGCCGCGTCCTGCGCCTGAATCCGCATCCATGAACCACTGTGCGGTCACGACTTCCTTCTGCTGAGACTCGTTCGCATACATCCCTATAATCAGGGACATATCGTTCAAACCAACTACGCAAATCGGTTTACCGCCAAAGAATTCACTCAAGCGACCTTTAGGAAGCGTCTGCCCACAGATTGTCTCGCCACCTTCGGTCTCAATCATGGCTTGGTCTTCAGGGCTTAACCAAAACTCTGCGAGAGTTGGTTTCTTATCAACTAACGATGTGTTTGTGTACTGACTTGAACTTTGGCCCGCAAAAGCTTGTCCACTGTAGGCGAGGGCGTACATCACATCCAAACCGTGAGCTTCGGAACTCTGTGAATCGGGGATGGTCACATCCCCTAACATCAACTTGATTGCGCCTTGCCCGATGTACTGACGCTTAATGGCCCATGTCGATAACTCCAAATCTTTCGTCAAGTCCCAACGCCACGACATGAAAGATGATGAAACGATTTCCGGCTCACCCACGGGCTTCGATTGACCCATCCCGATCCTTGCTAACTTCTGCTTTATCGGGTCTCTTACATCTACTGCCGGACTTTCACACTCAGGACATTGCGCCGAATACTCGCCTTGAAACGCTTCGTGCGAGCCTTCAAATTGGCAATCAAGACATTGACCGCCACCTTCGTCAATCGTTACGTCCTCATGCGTAACCTCCCGCTCATTGACTTCATAACCACCAAGAAACGGATTCCACCTGACTTGATGAATCACAACTCCATCAGTCAAAAAGCGGATTGCCTCACGGCGGACAAAGGGAACGGTGTACCACTCAGTCTCGTAGTAATCCACTACCGGACGACACGCTTGCGCGGCGGCAATGGCTTCCGGCGTGTCATCACCAGGACGCATATTCACATTCGGATTTGAAGCAATGACTTTCGACTCACACGCTTGCGAAAAGAACCCCATCAGGTTCATCGCTGTCTGCTTCATTACCGTGTCATCATTGTCTGTGAGTGGTCTAACGTAGTATCCAGGAGCACCAAAGGGACGGCGTTGTAATAGCTGAGAACCCTTGCGAAAAAGGGAAACTAACTGAGCCATAGAAATGAGGCTATTCCAAGCCGCACTTTCCTTGTTTAGATAGTGAGAGTAAAGTTCTTTAATGCCTGCTTCGAGTTTTGAAGGCGTGCGTTTTTCGCTTAATTGGCGAGATTGAAGAACATCATGGATTGGTTTGGCAGGCGCGAAGTTTTGCGCCCCACGAGCTGTGGCGACCGAGAGCGGGGTAAAGTTCGGGGACTCACGGGAATCGTTCAATCACTGCTCACTTGTTGGCTTAGTTAGCCCTCGAAAAAGGATCGTCTTGCAATGGTGCGCGACGAGGTATTACTACTTCCTGAATAAACTTTTGCTTGGCTACAACTAACGAAATCCCTGCCGCTTCTGCATCCGGCTTCCAGAACGTCTCAAACTCCATCAAGTCCGCTCCGCTTAATTGATAAGGATCAACTGCCGGAACTTTAGGTTGAGTCGGTTCAGCCAATGCAGGCCCACCACGCGGGGCAACTCCGTACATCCCTCTCGCTCCCATCACACTCGCACTTACAAACATATCTTCACGTTGTAAATTTCGATAACGTTCAGCTAAGAGAGATAATTGGAGGCGTGCGACTTCTCGCTTGGCTGCTTCGGCTTGCGTGCGCCAAAAACGACAGCGGGCTTGCCAATGTAGGATGCGAAATAGTCGTTTCACTTTTTCTTGGCTACGGGCTTGACTACCTTAATTGGCTTCTTGGTAGCTACTTTCTTTGGCGCGGCTTTCTTTGTTGCTTTCTTGGGCTTGGCTTCTTCCTGAACCTCTTCTACTAATTCCTCTTTTACTTCTTCAGGAATCTCTGCCGCCATCGCCATCGTATTCGTTGAGGCCAATTCACATACTTGCTTCTCATAGACTTCCCACGGGCCAGCAGGCTGTTCACCACCTAAGACCGCTTCTGCCCGTCTGATTAAGTTGTCTCGATACGCAGGCTCTAACTCGTCATAAGGGACAGCGTGTTCCGAACGAGTCGCTTCCCACGCGGCGCGGGCTAAACTATCTACTTCAGCCATACTGTTACCTCATGGGATCAAATTCGTTCCGAGGTGGCCTGTGATGCTCGCTGCGCTATCAAGTGAAACCCATGTGTAGGTAACGGCGAGATCGTTCACGCTCGTTGCGGCGGCAACACGGGCGTCCGAAAGATCGCCAAGTGCCTTGCCTACGGCGAGTGCGCGAGCGATAGAATTACGCTGTGAAAAGGACTCGCCACCAGGGGTAACTACAGCGGCGTTCACGAAGGCGATCAACTCATCTGCTGTAGCTGCGCCAGTAACATTCGAGTTTGTAAGATAGCCGCAAACATAGGCTTGCAAAATTGCATAACCAACCAATGCGCTTGTCTGCCTGTTATCTGCGGTGTACGTCGTGAGTCCTGCCATGATTATTTTCCCCCAATTTTTACGTGCTTCAAGCCACGCTTTTTAATCTTCTTTTCTGGTAACTTCATACCCTTACTTGCGCTGTCAAATTCTTTCACCTGTTTGAGCGTAATCCCTGCCTTTGCCGCTCCACTAGAATGAAAAAATCGTCTTTGCGCGTCAGACTTGTAGGGCATCGGCGCGATTCTATACTGTTATTACCTGTGGTACAACAAAGTTTTAGCGAAGGGGCTGACCGAAAGCGTCTACCAACTTCGGTTTATCCAATCCTAACTGTCTCTTGGCTAGAAATGTAGCCATCTGATTTGCCATGTATTGCTCGTTTGGGTGCATATCAGTCTTGGCTAATTCTGCCTGCCGAAACGCTGTCGGTATCAACGACTGCACTCGTTGTGCTTGCGTCATTGGCTTATCAGGATTTCCGAAGCGGGTCAGCAATTGACGTGTAGAATCGACCTCATCGTCGTCCACTTTAGCGGGCTGCTCAATGGTCAAACCCTTGTCGGTAAGTTTGATGGGAACTTGACGCCAATTAAACGCACCGTCTCTGTGTCGCTTCATTCCCAGATCATCAATCGGTGCATGAAACTGTCGGTCGTCCACGATGTCGAACCAAGCGGGCCTTCCTAGCTTCCACAGTCCATCTAACGCCTTTTCATCCCGATGGAAGGGGTGTGGTTGGGTTCGGTCTGGTTTGAGGAAATGACGCCATTGTGCGATGCCTGCGGTCTTCGCTGAATCACAAGGTTGGAAGTGCCAACCGTGTTTCTGATTCAAGACATTCCGTTCACCTAGCTTCTCATGTGACATCAAGTGAATCTCGACGTTTTCTTGCGGCCATAACTCGCTCCGCACACTCACCGCTTGCTCATCTATGCCCGTGCCCGTGAAGGTTCTGCCCCGATAGCGAAAGATCGCGCCCGCGAGTTCATACGCTTGCGGGACTTTAGAGATGAATGACCATGCTGATTTATGGGAACCCGTATAACCAATATCTAATCCTGCTGAACAGGGCCAATCAGAAGGGATTCGTCGCATACCATACTTGGCCTCATACTGTGACCACGTAATAACATGAATCTTCAAATTGCGGTCATCGTATTCAGGAAGCACTCTTTCTTCCTGCGAGACCGTCATGTCATGCTGATACTCGGACATGAAGGCGGGTGGGCCAACACGGTTCAGCGTGCGGTTCCAACCTTCGGTGTCAATCCCAGGCCAGTTTGATTCTCCCTGCGTGATTACTGAATATGGCCCATCTTCGCCTTGTCGCACTTCCGAAGCAAAGTTCCGCATGGCAGGAACGGGACGGGGGGACATTGATCCATCGTCGTTTAATTCTCCAAAGACCGTACGAATCAAAGGTGACAGAGCCATTGACACGCCCGTCAACATTCGGTTGACTACCGAGTTCGGATGAATCGGATTCTGCGGGACAAGCACACGGGTCTTGTCATTCCCCATTGGCAGGATTGAGCGAGTGAGAATCTGTTCCTTGTGCTCAACTACTACGGGTGATTCCCCTAGTTCGTCTAAATCGTCCACTACAATGAGCGTTGGTCTAAGGTTGAGTGTCTTACCGCCGCGTATCGCTACGTCTGCGCCAACGGGTCGGATGGCCCAACCACCGCTCGTCATCAGGAACTCTTTGCCCCACCCGAACTTGTTTCCATGTGCGCCGAGTTTTGGCTTGCCTAGCCACGGGTAGAGGTCGCTGACATGTTCTGACTCGATGCGGTCACGGATTGAAGTAACGTGTTCTTCAGCTTGCGACTGTTTACCGCTGTAGAAGATTACATACCCGCCACGTAACAAGGCTCCTTCGGCAATGCACGCCCACTCAACCGTACTCGACTTTCCGGTCTCACGGCTCCAAGGAAGAAAACCAACTGTCTCTTTTGGATCAAGGGGAATGTTCTTGCGAATCTTCAGTAAGGCTCGCCAATTCCAATCCCAGAAGCGTTTCTGAATCGGGGCGAAATCACGGGTAAAGGTCTGCGCTCCGAGGGTCTTGAGCCAGCGTTCCCATCCTTGGAACTCCAGCAGCATTCCCTTGTTGTTCTTGGCGAAGTTGTTGAGGCGTTTGTATTCTTCAGGACGGAATTCTTCGATGATTCCGAGAAGCTGATTCCATGCGGCTTTCTTTACGGGGTCATTGAGTTTGGAGAGAAACTGGCCTACCCAATCATCGGTGATCTCCGCGAGCGATTGGATTTCTAACGCGGCAAAGAGGGTTTTGGTTTCTTCACGAGTCAGTTTCGGCATCAGTGGTCTCTACCATGATTATAACACTTGGTCTCGTGTGATAAATCCGACCATCAATGACTGCATAGCGGTACATGTGACTTAGACCACCACGCTCTCCACCCTTGAGCATCATCTGTTCAGTTCGATGGAGATTAGGCAGCAACTCTAGCCCATCAGTCGCGTCAAAGACTCGTCCGTATTTGGTTACTGTTAGAGAGGTAGTGGAGTCGGGATGATCGGGAAGTTTGTCGCCGTTGCGGAGTGGTGAGGTCTGCATTTAGCCCACTGTCGGATTCCATCGTTGTCTGATCACGGGGCCAGAAGTTACGCGGGCGATAGCCTCAAACAAGCGGGTGGCTTCTCTTTCTTCTGCGCTTAGACTTATCGCTAATTCCTTCCGCTTCATCTGATTGTAGCCAATCCCATCGCCTGCATCAGCCATCCACTGAGTCAAAGGAAGCAATGCAATCGCGCTTCTGATTTCGGCTAAATCGGACTCGTCATTGCTCAACGGAGACTCGCTTAATGCCGCCGTATCTAACCCGTCACTATTCTGGATGTAGCGGATTTTGTAATTCGCTATCGAAGTTGTCGGAGCAGGCCAAAACTCGATAAAAGGCACGTTATTGCGCCAATAAAAGGCACATCTTTGTGCCGTGGCGTTGCTTCCGTCCCATGGCAAATACGAAAATGAGGCTAGCTGGTCATTACCCCTAATGGGAATGTCCAACGCCAAGTTCTGCGGTTCGTAAATTTTGATTAAGCGAGGCGTCCATGTGGAGAGTTCCGGCGCCCACGTCAAAACTGCTAGCGGGTATCCGAAATCCGTCAGAGCTATCTGATACGTCGAGTCGTTGGCGTTGGTCTCTAAGATGAGGTCGTTGAAGTTCCACGGGTTCCCCGTCACCCGTTTGAATCTCTGTAGGTTCCTTACCTGCGAACAGACTTGATTCAACAGTTGGGCATCGTTTGGGGCTTGAGCGCGACTATCGCCAAGCCTCAAACGAACATTGTCCATCATGCCATAAAGTGACGGAATGGTTATGCCTCCGACTGTGTACTTTCGGCGTCAGGTGTCTTCAGCAGTTCACACCAACGAGCCTTGTGCATTGAGATACCCTGCGCGGTGTCGAATTCTTTCCCACACTCGCAAGTGTGCATCGTATCAGCCATTGCTACGGCGATTTCCTCTTGGCCTTGGGCTGTGACATTAGTTACCACTTCCCCTGAATAGCCTGAATAACCAGATGCCCCGTCAAATCCTTTGTCTTGAATCGGGGCTGCGGCCATCGTGTTCTGGTCAACTGTGAACTGTTTCTGCCGCTCAAGGTTGGCCTGCTTCTCCTCAATCTGAATCGCCAACCACTGCTCGAACATGTTCTCCAACCGCTCGTTTGGTTGAGTCTTGTTCGCTTGGCGAATCTCCCGATCCTGCCGTGCTACACCCAACTGCTCCATCAGCACGAAATCAAGTTCCGTGTACTTCCAGATGTAGCCTGAATCCGACTTCACCGCCGACTCTTTCATTCGATAATGAGTTTGATCAACTGAGCCTTTCGCAAAGTCGCGGAACTGATTTAACGAAGTCAGGTACTTGTCCACAATCGACCGCAGTGAAGTGTGTCGCTGTGCGTCAAGCAAGACTTCCTCAATGTCATCCAACAACACGGTTGGCTGACCATCTTTCATAATGAAGGGATAATCAGGCAGGATGGTGCGTTGAATCTTCCACACTGTCGGGTCGGTAACAATCCCGTCACCCAAGTCCTGCGGGTTGTAGTCATGTCCCACTAACTCCGTCAGTTCCACCACTCCCCGTCGCGTGCGGTCAAGGATGTTGGCTGAACCATTGAGGATCGAATCCATCTGCTCACCAGGCACCGCGATCTTGCCGTACATGGCTCGAATAGGGCTAGGGTGTCCACTCTCGTTCAGCGGCGAGACATAACCTGCGGGAACTTGGCGCGGAAAGTAACTCGCGTCCCTGCCCGTGGCTTTCTCCCAATAATCTTGAGTCACCCAATCGTGAACATCTTTCAATACCGGAGTAATCCGTCCCTTGCGGACAAAGTTCTTCGTGTAACGCAGACAAGGATTGCCGATTTCAATGCCCCCACCTTTTGTCCACGGACGGTCAAGCGCGACACCTGCCTCAACGAGACTGCCAACAAAGGTGATGTAACGGGGCTGCTCGTTCTGCCGACTGAGTTGTGGCGGCTCAAAGGGCCGACCTTCTACCGGATAACCTGCCGAAACTTCTAAAACTTGCGACATCAAAATGTCCTTTATGCCCTAGTTGGGCCTACGGTCGAAACGGGTTTACGTTCCCAATGGTCTAACATGTAATCGTTGTACTTGCGCCGATCTTCTTTTTGTTGCTCCTGCCGATTCACAATCTCTGACTTGTAATCAGCCTGACCTTGCGGAGCGGAAAAGTAGCGCGCATCAGCATCGGGTTGCACGTCATTATCACGTTGCGCTTCCCAATTCTTTTGCCGTATCCAATTTAATAGATACTCATCCGGTTCTGCGTACCTGCCCCAACAATGAGCATACTCAATCCCGCATTCACAAGTTGTTCCAATGCACGCACAGCAGATTCCGTCATGGTGCGAGTGGCAGCGTAATTCAATGTACTTCTCGTCGGGCACTGGCCCCGTCAAGTCCCACAATGAACCGTCATCAAACTGATACCGCTTGCTCTCCCAAAACTGCGGTGTCGGAGCATACTGAGCAGGCTCGATACGTTCTAACAATACCCACCGAGGCGCAGCTACCAACTCCCCTTGCGCGGTCGTGTAAGCATGAAAGATTGGAAAGACATAACCCTTGGGTTCTTCTTCATCTACCCGAATGGGCCACCAACGAAATTCTTCTGGTGCCCACGCGAGTTTAATGATGGGCCGCGTATCTTTAGTCCCGACGATCTGGTCGATTTTCTGCTGATACGCGGCTTTATCGAAGTTGCTTGGGGGCGGCTCGTTGACGTTCCAACTTTCCGCCCCGTCGCGCGGATTGATGATCATGCGAATCCAATGATCCGTGCGGCCTCAACTCCTGTTAAGGACGCGCTGCCAAGCGTGACCACTTGACCCGAAATACTGTAAGTAAACGGGCCTAAAACATAAACGGGCTGCTTCACATACTTGGTGGTGTAGGTTCCGGTTGTGTCACCTGCACCTGTAACAGTGATGTCCTCAAAGATCATCCCCGACGAATTATCATTCGATCCAGGGCCAATCTGATAAGGAGCGGCTGCGGTTGTGTAAGCCATGCGATTCCTCCTTAGTTTCCGGCTCCGATTGAAACCTGGGTAACGATTCCGGTTAGGGACGCTCGCTTCACGGTGGTCACGCAGTTGGGGTTCACCAATGCGCAAGTCCAGGAAGTTCCCCACTGGCGGTAGTAGCTCCGTGATCCGGTGCCGTTGACGCCTGGGAGGTTCCACCAGTCGAGGTTGTTGCCGTTGGGCATCAGATCGCCTACGGGGAATTGGGTGTGCTTCTGAAGCGCGTCGCCCTTCCAGAAGGTTGAACGATCTTCTTCCCAATTCGACATCTCCATGATGCGTGTACCATCTGCATCTTTGTAGCCGCCTGCGATGTCAACTACGGGTTCGTCGCCGTTGGTGCGGTGGAAGCCGTAGCCTTGTTTGCGGAGGTCGCTCATCAAGCCTGGAGTGACGAGGTTGTTTAGACCGCCGCGCTCCGATTTGCTCAAGTTGCGAACTACGAGTTGGGTCTTCACTGTCTCACGGTCGCTGACAGTGAACTTTGTTCCGTTCAAGTCAACGCTTGGGCAGTTAAGCAGAGTGTCCACGCTGGAATCTCGACCCTGAATGACACGGTTGTTGTCGTCAATCAGTCCCGAAACTCCTACGGGCGCACCGTTGTAGCCGCCCACATCACAGATTGGATTACCGCTCGTGATGATGCCGCTCAACAAGGTGATGGTTGCGGTCGTCTTGTTGTTGGAACTCGTGACCAAGAAGGTTCCTTCGGCCAAACCTGTCGTGGTGTCGTAGGACTGATAATACTGATTGGCTTTCAGTCTCACTGCGCCTTTGGTCTGTCCTGGGGTTGCGGCGGCGGTGGTGGTGCAAGTCAAGGTCTGACCCGCGCCTGGGGCGGCAATGCTGCCCGCTGAGAACGCCATTGCGTCCGAACCGTTGCCACAGGCAAAGAACTCTTGCCGTTGGGCAAAGGCATCCACGGTCTGTGAGATGATTTCCTGAATGGAGAACATGGCGTTGGCCTTCTTGGGGCCATTTGCGCCACCTGCATCCACCATCAGGGAATAATCAAGCACCGCTGCGATAGTGGACATCTGTGGAACTGCCCACATGCTGTCTGACTGCGGTGGAATTGCGCGGTTGTTGTCGGGATTAGCAATGGTCGGCAACGAAACGCCGCCTGCTTGGTTCTTGACGAAATAAAGACGTGCGCCACGTTGGGAAACTTCTTCGGCGGTCGTTACTTCCCCAAGGGAATTCCAGAACGGGGCGGCTAGAATTGACCAATCCTTTGCGCGGATTAGCTGTTGGGCATAGAAATCCACCCAATTAGATACGGTATCGACTTCTGGCATGATTCTCTCCTATTTAACCGTAGAGGCGGTCAATATCCGCTCTGGTTAGTTTTCCAGAGGGTAATTGAGCCGGAGGCGCGGTAGTAGGATTGTAGCCCGTTCCGTTGATGGGGGGTCGCACCGTTCCTGCGCCGTTCAAGGTTTGATTATGCTCAGTGGCCTTCAAACTAAAGAAATTACTGCGTTGCTCCATCAATTTCCCGCGAATCTGGTTCGCGTAGCCAATCATGGTTTTCAACGCTCTCTGGGCTTCATTATTCATCCCCGTTACATCCGCACTCGGCTGATAACCGTTGCCGTTCGTCTGTAACTGTTGACGATAATTCAGGTTCCCGTAATTTCTGCCGTTGTTTCCAAACGCGCTTGCCGCTTTTTCCATCTGACTCAACATCTTGTCGTCCACCGCCCCAATCTCTTTCAAGAGCGGCAGTACATAAGCCTGTGTCTGCGGGTTAAACAGGCTCACTACGAGTCCTGTTATCTGAGCAGCCTCAGCTTTGTTAGACGCAGCAATTTGCTGGTTCATTTGCGCGGCCTGCTCAGGCGTAACCCCTTGTGGGAGGTTTGCCGGATCAAGCGGTTTGATGAAGTTGCACTGTTGCACAACCGATTCATGGAAAGTGGTCAACGCCTGATTAAGTTGCGTGTTCACATACTCAGTTCCCGCTTGTTGGGCTTGGGAATTGAGGTATTGTTCACGCTGTTGGGCCTGTTGTTTCTGCGCTTCTTGCGTTTGCTTGTCGCGCTCAATGAGTTGTTGTTGGAATTGCTCTTTCTCCAACGCTCGATTGATGAATTCAGGGCTGTTCAGCTTCAATTCCTCACGTTCTTCGTAAGGCAATTTCCGATAAACATCCTGCAATTCAGGACGAACCAGGCTTAATTCTTCTTCAGTAGGTTGCCACTGTGGGGCGATAGCCGATGGCTCAACTAATCCCAAGACTTTGGCTACATGGGCACGTCTTTCAGGCGAATCCCGCCACGCTTCAAGAATCAAATCCGCCCGTGGTACTTCTCGACCCGTTTCAGGGTCAACCGTAGGCAAATTCAATAAATCAGCAACGAGATAGTCCGCGTGTGAGCGGTACTTTTCCTGTAAAAACTGCACATTCGGCGCAGGTACGGGTTCCCCTGTTACGGGATCGTTCTCCCACGCAATTATGCTGTCTCGGAATCCCAGAACTTCTTGCAGTTGTTCAGGCTGCTCAAAACGCGATAAAACGTCTTGATAAGGCTGATATTTAGATTGAAGTTCTTTATAATTGGCCTTTAGCGGGTCAAATGCCCCCTTCAGACTTGCCAACGCATCGGCGTACTTGATTCCTTGTCCTGCCTGCGCCTTCAATTCGTCAATAGAAGGTAACTGGTCGAGAAAATCGGTCTCAGTATCGCTTGAAGGTTGACTACCTTGAACATTCTCAGCAGTAGGAGTGCTAGCCGTGCTCTGTGGAGCGAGAGATGTGTCCTGCGTGGATGGGCTTGAGCTTTCAGGTGCTCCCACGGTCGATGTGACTCCAGCGTCGGACGGTGCGCTGGTATTAGCCCCAATAGAACTTTCTGACTGACTCATTAATCACAGCCGCAAACGCTGGTTGCGTGGCTAGCTGCACGAAGCGGAGTGTACGCTTGTGTCATTTTGGCGTCAATAGGTTTGAATTGAGTGTTACTTAAAGTTACATTCAAGTAACTTCTTAACAATTTCCGACGATTTCCAAAAACCTTGTCAAGTAAAATCGTAAACCCTTAATTTCCTTAGATTTTTGCAATCCCTGTTACATTAAGTTACACTGTGTAACTTTCGGTGACTGTGGAAAACTTTGTCGTGATATACAAGTAGACAAGAGGTTTTAAGTTGGCTTCCGCCTCAGCGCGAGCGCATTTCAGCGAGTGTTGCTTCTGGTCTTGGTTTGAAGGCTCTGAATAAAGCTCTATACCGCTTCCTAAAAGACGAAGGGCACCGCGAAAGGTGCCCCTCATCTCCAACTTTTCCGTACAAATTTACTCTAAGCAGCAGTCCTTTCTGATTTTAGGATGATAAAGCCTGATTATCCCCCTTGTTACGTGGTAAAATGCTCCTGGTTGTTTGACAACTCAGAAATATTTAGGCGTGAACTTGAGTTGAACCCATTCCGCAGCCAAAATGATTGCTCGCCGCCACACGGGAACCATTAACCACCGCTCTTGCAAACGCTTTTCTTGATCTTCATGTGCCCGATCAAATTGCTGCCGCGAACGATCTAACTTGCGCCGCTGCTCAATCAACTTCCACTGAGTTTCGGGCGACTCGGACGCGAACGCTTCAAGGAAATTTGCACTGAATTTATCCCCATCAGCATCGTTTTTAGGAACAAGCAAGCCGCGATCAAGAATTGATTCCAACCGCTCACACAGAAAGTGCGCCGGATCACCATCGGGCAACGGATCGTTCGGAAATAAATCCCAAATTCGGTAAACACACTGCTGATACCGCGCAATCAACTTGGTCTCGACACTCATTTCTTCGCTCATTTATCCCTCTTTTATGCTAATATGCTCAGTAGTTTCAGCGTTCTTGCTCTTTGACAATCGCTCTATTTCAGCCAACAAGAAGTCAATGTCTTCAGGCGCAGCGGCGATGAATTTAGCGTCAGATACGTCCCGCTGTTCGTTTCCACAGTGCAGGATTGTGATGACGAACTTTTCGGGCGGCACGTCGCCACAACCCACAGTGCGGGCTACGTATTGGCGCAATTCGCCCCGCCGATCTTCGTTATCGGTCGGCCCCATGTGAACCCACGGCGCGGGACTAATTGCCGCTCTACGCGCTCTGATTTCATCAATTCGACTCATTGCTCCCCCTAACACTTAATTGCTGTCTACCTTCGGAACAACCCAACCCCGCACGGGCCACGGAACTGCTCGCAGTGCATCCATATACATGTGACCACCCTCGGTCGGCTGATAGCTGCCCGTATCTTCTTCTAGCAGGCCAGCGGCAACCAAACGGCGAACCGCGTCAGCCACGACGGGCGCATCAAGACGCGGATGCGGTGACATCGTGCAAAAATAGTGGATCATTACCTCAATATCGTTTGAACTGCTCATTTTTTCTCGCTCATTTCTTGTTTACGTCCTTCTCTTTTGGTAAAATTAGCCAGTTCTTTGAACTACGCAGGCTGATATGGATCAAAATCCACGGCGTCAGGATCGCAAACCGTACTTTCCGATGCCACTTTCGCCGCGTGAGCCTTTCGCGCACACACGGGACACGCTTCCCACGGCTTATGACCACCCCGATTACACGGAATACACGTTCGCCAAACGGGACTCCCTTCCGGCAACGCATCCAAGTCGCCGCAGTGAAGGCATTTCTGCCGCCCCGCTATCGGTTTAGGCTCCCTAACACTCGGTTGTGGCTGAATTGCCGCCGGATGGCCCTTATCGGAGCGTAACGGCCCCTGCTTCATTGGCATCTCAGACTTCTCAATACCCAAAAGTCGCCGGAGAAACTGATTCGGGCTAACTCCCGCTGCCTTTTCCGCTTCAATCGCCTCGATCACTTCATCCGAAAGCGAGTACGTCTTACTTTGAAAGCCCATTTTCTCCCTCGCGCTCAAAGATGTACACCCCACTCTCGGTCGAAACGTACTGATAAACACCAGCAGGAACGCCGTAGCGGTTTACAAAAGCCCCCGAACTCAACAACGAGACATGTCCTTGCCTTGACTTCCGTAGCGGATACCCCGCTTCTCCGTTCTCTGACACTCGCAGCCCAATCCTCCCAGCCTCAGCGTCCCAAAGCCATTTTACCCGCGCCGGACTCCCCATTAATCCCCGAACCGCCCCGCTCACCTCTGCCGAATTACTATTTGCTCGGAGAGTCACCTTTGGCTCCGAATTCCCATCCGTCTTCCTGAACTCTTGAAACGCCATTCCTATACCTCCTCCTATATGAATAGAACGGCCTAATCCTATACCTAATCCTAGTCCTATGTCAATAGGTATTTCAGAAGTCCCTCTCCCAAGACATCTCTCTCAATACGCTTCGTGACGATCTGGCAAGACGCACTGCCCCGCGAACCTGACGTACCTCGACCTGGCAATCCAGCCGGAAAGATCGATCCCTCACCCCACCCCTAAACCCTCAATTATCAAGAACTTGACCGCATGTAACACGTACACACACGCTCTAGAGCATCGGTCACGCTCGATGGTCACACTCACAACACACTGATACGCATACACTTAGCGCGTTGGGTCTGATAATAGACCATATGTTATTTTGTTGTTCGAGGTTTAACTTGCTCAGTCTGTAGGTGTTATGTCGATTGCATCGCTCAAGGCGGATTGCAGGATCACTGTCACATCTGTGCGCTCAACCTGTCCAACAATTGCGGTCGGCTCACCTCTCAAGAGCTGCGTCATCTGTGTTGCGGTTGAAGCAATGTAGATTTTATCTCTTGCGGTCACTAAAGATTGATCATGTTCTGAAAGAGATTCGACGTAAGAATGGGCTAATTGTTCGTATTTATCGGCAAGATTGGCAGAGCTAGCTTGTTTAACTTCAACAAAGCGGTCTGAGTGTTTCCACCAATAGTTGACGGTATCCCTGGGAAGATTGAAAAGCTTTGAGGTAGCGAGGACATTGCCGCCGTTGTTCTCAATTGCGGCGATTACAGCGGCTTTTAGGTCTTCTGGGTAATCACGGTACTGTGCTCGCCGGATTTCTAGTTGCGCGGTCTCTGTGGCCATCTTGCGCTAAACCTTAGCAATTTACTCAATATTTTGGCAAGTTCTTTTATTGGCGTACAAAGGGCGAACAGTATCGCGCTTTAATAATGCTCTTGAGAGAAGAATTGTATTGACAGATGATTACTCTCAAGAGTATAAGTATGTTTGTTCGATGCTTACTTGATAAAGGAGATACGCTATGGATTCTATTAAACAACTTTCTGATCCTTATGTCCGTAAACACTTGACCGCTTGGCTGGAAGAGCAAGTCCGCGATGATCGTCGCCATGCTATTGCTGATGCAATGGTCGCGCAAGTCTTAACAGACGAAGAGTACTACAGCTCTCAGGGCTGGTGGAAGGTTTACGATGACGCGAATTGTAACGCTATCGAGCGCATGTACAACGAGTGTCAACGTGTTAATTACGACGCGTTTCGTGGTGAGCATTATATCTAATTTGAGGCAATCCGGCAGAGTTTATTGAAACTTTGCCGCGTTCTCTCAAATGTTCGAGATTGAAACAACAAAGGAGTAGATAAACTAATGACACGCGAACAAATCACTTCCGAGTACAACATTGATGATAATGGCATCATTCGTAACCCTGGCAAGTTTGAAGGCGAAATGCTTTATGTGCCTTACTTCTGGGATGCCTATCAAGGTTAATTGGCAAGATAACGCGACAGCTAAACCCTGGGAAAGTGCGTCAAACGCGCTTTATACCGCAAGTAAGAAAGTCGAAGACCTCGGTATCTAACCCTTTATTTACTCTAAGAGAGTACAAAAATCATCGAGAGGATCAGCATCATGGCAAACGATAAAACTTACGCAGTCAAGACTTTCATCAAGGCAGGTTTGCCGGATAAAGGCACATTCACAGCAAAAGCCGAACTTCACAGCATTGGCAATCAACACCCATATTTCAGCATCAGAGGCGACCTTCGAGAAGGTAATAGGTGGGTTGCCGGTGGTTGTATGCACGACGAAGTTGAGCAGTTCTTTCCTGAATTAGCTCCTTTGGTGCGTTGGCATCTTACGAGTACAGATGGCCCTATGCACTATCTAGCTAACGCCGAGTATCACGCTGGTTTTTGCGTAGGCATGGAGAATGCTCGCAACCTGGAATACCTCAAGTCTACCATAGTTTATGGCGCGTTAGAATCCGACGCTGAAGTGAATCTTGAGACGCTAACGGACGTGGAATTACAATCGTTTCTAGTCGCTCGCTTTCCCGCGTTGATGGCTAAATGGCGCGAAGACATGGCCGCATTGTTTGGCGACAACCTACCCGAACTACCGGAAGCCAAGCCGCTAACCATTCCTGCACCTAAAAAGCCGTTAGCGGAACGACAAGCCGACTTGAAAGCCAAGCGTAGGCAAGACGTAGTTGATCAATGTGATCAAACAATACGCAAAGCAACCGAAAACCGCGATGTAATGCTTTGGCTCATGGATCACGACATCCCGACCGATAACGCTATCTATTACGATCACACAAAAATCTTGACGTTTGGATGGCGCGACAAGGTAACGGACGACTTTGCAAGCAAATTGTTAGACGTAGCATCAGAGTTTCCCTTTGACTACGAAATCAAAGCACAAGCCCGCAGTTATTCCAGCAGGTAGGATAACTGATCCTATTCTGCCCGTGTTAGCGGTACACGTAAACTATCGCTAAATCTTAAACTTAGAAGGAGATAGGCAAATGTACGTAATCAAACGAACGGATCAAGGTGGCGGCTATGTGGCTCGTGAGGGTAGCAAGTCTAGCTATACACACAGCCTAGAGAATGCGCGCAAATTTCCTACTCAAGAGGCTGCAAATGCTGAACGGTGTGAAGGTAACGAGATAGTTCTTAACGTGTACGACCTTTTGAGCTAAACCTTCAAGTCCGTAGTAGCGGCTGCTACGGTTATCAATTCAGCCGCTTTGGAATCTTAACTTACTAACGCAGAAGGAGAAGAAATGGACAACCTAATTGCAGATAGGAGAGAAGCAGATCGGATTTACGACAAGGTTTGGAATGAGCGCACGACCGATGAACAACGGTTTTTAGATAGATGGCGCGTTCAGCAAGCAACTACTAAGCCGACTACAGAGCAACTACTAGCACGTATTAGTGAACTAGAATCCGCTTTGGGCGATCTTTACAACGCTGTCGATTCTTGCGTCGATTTAACGCCTGAAGTAATGCTAAAGGCTCGCCAAGCCTTACAGGGTACTAACCCTCAACCAATAGCTGAAAACGTCTCACAAGGCGAGCAAATCGCAGAGAAGGCCACGATTGATCCGTTGCGCGAGCGTGACTTGATGGAGTCCATGACGACAAAACGGTCTGAGTTTCCATCGGACGACGAAAGCATTCTAAACGATCTAGACACGCTACTAGAAGAAGTAGCAGAAAGAAGGTAGACAATGGGAGACAGAGCAAATATCGCAATTCTACAAGGTGATGGGAGTGCCGTTGTTCTTTACACACACTCAGGAGGCTATCAACTGCCCGCAATGCTTCACAAGGCAATCTCGCGGCGTGTGCGATGGGGTGACACTCAGTACCTTTCACGGATTATCTTTGATGCCATGACTGATGGCTGTCAAGGTGATGAAACGGGCTTTGGTATCACAACAAAAGTTTGGGACAACTCGTATCCGATCATCGTGGTTGATCCTGATAGCGGCATGATTTACACCACCAAAGAACAAGGTGGAGACATGGCCGTTGCTATTGGCAACAAGATTTCCTTTGATGCCTTTGCTGCTCTCAACGAGCCAACGTGGGAGACATTCAAGAAAGCAGAGGCCGTATCAGCATGAATTATATCACTACTAAGGACTTAGAAGCTGAACTAAAGGTTAAACAACGACAACTTACCAATAGGATTAAACTCTTGAACATTAAACCGAAACAGATCGGGAGAGTCTTCGTTCTGACTGAGAAACAAGCTGACCAGGTAAGGAACTATCCGAGGGCTTTAGGTAGACCGAGAAAGGCGGTAACAACATGAGATACCTTTGGTTTAATGTAATGGTGTTCTGCTTTGTGCGAGCGTTGCTAGGCGTACCGATTGATCGGCTTGCTCGCTGGATTGCAAAGGATAGGCGCATTATTGACGAACCGCTGCCGCCTAAGCATTACCAACTCGGAACTTGGATGTAGTGCTATACTTGGGCCTCACCCCTTTAGTAGTCCCATATCTCGACTAGGAGAAACTATTTTGACTATAGCTTTATTATTCTGGATTTTGATGCTGCTGACGTTAATCTTTGGTTGGTTTATCTATCCACCGACAAGTGCGCCTAACTATCGACCCTTTGGCTACAGTCTTTTGCTGTGGGTTCTCTTGGCGTTACTTGGTATCGCTGCCTTTGGTTGGCCGATTAAGGGGTAACTACGAAAGAGATTTAGGCCACGGCCCGTGGAAGTCTTGCGACTCAAGGAATAATCGTTGGGCGGCGAACATGGCATCCTCAGCCTTGTTCAACTGTTCCACGATCTTAATCCCGTAATCATAGTCGATAGCGTCCGCAGGGGTTTCTTCGACTGCATAGCAGAGTTTGTGAGCGACGGATTCAACCACGCCACCGTTGAGAATGATTTTCAATTTGCAAGACTGGCCCCCCACTTCCCATTTCTCCTTTGTTATGCTATGCTTAATGCATGCAGATACAAGACATTACAGGCCAATCGTTCGGACGCTGGACTGTGCTTAAATTTCACGATAAAGCCATTTACAAGTATGCCAAAGGCGGAAGCACCGTTCCGCGTTGGCTGTGTCGCTGTGCGTGTGGGAAAGAGAAGATAGTGCGCGGCAATACGCTGAAGAATGAATCTAGCGTTTCCTGCGGATGTCATAAAACAGAACTGCAAATAGCGCGACAGTTCAAACATGGTATGACCAAGACTCCTGAGTATGCCGCTTGGGCGCACATGATGGATCGCTGCGGGAACCCTAAGAATGTCGAATACCACAACTACGGAGCGCGGGGTATTACGGTCTGCGACCGATGGAAAACGGCTGCTAACTTTCTGAGTGATATGGGCAAACGTCCTTCCGCTAATCACTCGCTTGAGCGCGAAAACAACGAACTCGGCTACTCTCCTGATAACTGCGTATGGGCCACTATGCCAGAACAGACCAACAATAAGCGAACCAATCGCCGCTTGAGATTTCGAGGGAAAGTTCAAACGATTTCTCAGTGGGCGACCGAGTTGGGAATCAGTCAAACTAATATCTGGAACCGCCTGATTGACGGATGGAGTACGGAAGACACGCTCACTATTCCTGTCGATACCGACAAGACCGGATGGAATGTGCGCCGACTGCGGCAACGATCTTGACTGCCCACCCATTTAAGCTAACCTCATTTCGAGTTGAGTACCAAGAGCTTGTCCTTTAAGTCCTGAATCTGCATATCTTGAAGCTGATCGTCTTCTTCGTTCTTGCGCTGCTTCTCTCTGTCGGCCTCAGCCTTGATTGCTAGCGTTGTTTTGACTTCTATGAGGAGATCGCGTTGGGCTTGCAGCTTCTCAGTGACTTCTCTGTCTTGCGATGCCTGGCTGTCAATAATGCGCCAATACAACACGCTAGTACCGCTGATCATTACGAGAATGAGGGCAATACCGAGAGGTTGAGGGACGACCCACCCTTTTTCTATCGTTCTTCCTGCCACGGTAAGGTTGTACTCCCATTTAAACCAGCGTTCCTTAAAGCGTTTCCATACACTATCCCCGTGATTGGCAAAAGGTTGTGACGTATCCAACATTTGTGGCATCCGTCCGTTGGTCTTAACCCGTTCTGCTGCTCTAGTTGCATGGAGATGTACATTCACGTTATCGCTCAAGTGTTCGGCTCGCATAATGGCGACAAATATATGCCATAGTCGGGTTCAAATCAGTTTCAAAAAGGTTCTATTCCACTACCCTTTGTACGTTTAATACTTGATTTTGTAACCTTTTCTCAGTTACGTTCTACTCGCTTACTGTATACATTGGCAACCTAATCGGGGGCGGCATCGGATAATTCTCAGGGGTGAGAACGCTTTATCTGGTGTCGTTCCCGTTGATTTTAAGCCTTGTTATTCTCTCCTACTCGTGACTCCAAAATACTTGCTCTTTCCTTGGATAACTCCAAGCGCAATTCATTTACCGCTTGTTGAATTTCTGCCTTCACATAATATCTCGTGATTACGGCCAAGGCTCCGGTAACTACTACCATCATGCCTGTTAACGCGGCGATGTCGGCTATCTCCAACGTCATACACCGAGCACCTTCTTTGCTTTTGCGTATCGCGCTTTTCTATCCTCAAGACCGTTGAAGCCCCCGTTGATCTTCTTGGTTACAGTCTTGATGTCTCCTGCGTCAGACGGGACATTCAAGTTACGTGTACCCCAGAACCAGACTGCGGTTCTAAAGCCGTATTCAGGGAACGCTGCTATCTCAGGACTGTTGATAAAGTCCACGCCTAGCGCGTCTCCTGCGGCCTTGTAGTTGGCTCTACCTGTTAATTGGATTGGGCCTCTGCCCTTGAAGCGTTTACCGTCTCCGGTGTGTGTATTCCCTAAGTCTTTGCGTCCTTCATAGGCTGCGCCTGATGCTATTTCTTCCATCCATTTGAAATCGCCGGACTCATGCAGTAGTTGAGCGAGAAACATTGACTGTCGGAGAGGTGTGTTGATTTCGCCTTCAGCCATTGCTTCGTTGAGGAAGGGCAAATAGATTTCCAGCTTAGGGACTGGACAGCTACTTGCGATGTTAGCTAACTGCGTCAGCGTTAGGTCGCTCATCTTTGGTTTCTTTCTCTTTCTCAGCCTTCTTAGCGGCAAGAGCAAATCCGGCTGCACCACCACCTAATAACCCTGCGGCCAAGCCAGTCAAGCCGCTAACGGTGTGATACAAGGCTTCTCTCCCGTCTGGATGGGGTGGTCTAAAAAGCATTCCTATCACGGTTACTGTGACTACAATGCACACGGTAGCCAAGGCGAGCAATGCGCCAAGTTCGCGGGCATCGAATCTTTCCAGGTTGATCTTGAACATGTGGATGTACTTGCGAGAATCAACGTGCCATTGCTGTATTGCTTGCCATTCGGTTCGTCTTCGGAGTCCTAGGCCCACCGCCAATTCTCGCAAATCTTTGTTAAGGCTCTGGTGTTGGTTCGGGTTCCGGCTCAGGAGCAGGTGGATTCAAGTCTGCGGCAATCGTCGCTAAGGTTGTTTCAATTGCCGCAATCTCATCGTTGAGATCAGGATTGCCCTCTTTGAGTTCTGCTACTTGCGCTTGCAACGTGTCAATCCCTGCCGCAATCGCGGGAAGGGACGCTGCTATGGCCTGCAATTTTTCTTCTTGAGTACTCATCTTTGCCTCGATTCTCTTTAAGGTTGATAGTTTTGTTTGACGCTGTAGTAAGACTGCCAGCAACAAACCGATGATGATTACGTGTGCCCACATTACTTCTTTTTGATCGTTGTCAAGGCACTCGCTACCGTGCCGTTGATTACCTTTAGTCGGAGTTCTTCACGACCTCGGTAAATGCCTATTGGGTTGTTCACGATCCGCTTGATGTTCTCTGCTAGCCGCTCAATCTTCTTTTGTTCGGTCATCACGGTTTTATCCTCTCCACCACCGTCTTGTCAGGATACTTCTCACACATCCTGAAGGGAGCAAATTGTCCCGCGCCACGCTGTTTCTTATCTACTTCGTCGTAGACACTTCCCGCCATGCGACAACGAACCTTTTTCTTAAAAGCCTTCACTACTTCCAGAGCCTTTGCTTGCTCCTGAGTAGCATAGGCGTATGCGTGATGTGTGTCAGGGAACGAGTCGGTAATGATTCCAATAGCTATCTCTGCCGCTACTAAAAACCCGATAACCTTCGCTCTAGTCTGTGGATTCTTGATTAACTCCGCATCCTGCTCAATCAAGGCTTCAATGCCATTGATCACGGCTGCGGTCGCAGTCAGTATCGAGGTATGCACTCCTGCGCGGATCGCGTCAGCGAGTATCTTGGAGTCTCGTGATACTTGATCAATGCGTGCCAGGATGTTGTTGTTCGGGAGACTCCCTGAGTCGATTAGGGTCTGGAAGATAGGTTTGGTCTTGAGTGCGTACTTACCAACTGATTCAGCGTAATTAGCGAGGGTTGCGGGACTACAGGCGAGGATTACTACCATTAAGAGACTTGCGATGTAAGGTCTTGAACGTCTCAACAAATCAAATCACCTGCTTTCTTTGGTTAAATTGTGGTCACAGTGCCGTCCGTATTTGGTTTAGTGTCGCTCCACTATAGGTCTTCTAACGTGTGATTCTTAGAACCCGACGGTTTGATTTTTCCCTTCGTTTTCACCATCTCGTTTCATTGGCTCACCTGCAACCACAAACTTTTATTTGGTCTGCTCAACAACTTGCGCTACCGGAGTTGAGGCGGGCAGTCGTAGCGCGGTTTCAATCTGCGCGTTTGCTGTCTGCGTCGAAACTGTTTGCGAGCGAGTAGCGATGGTCGTGAGAAACGTCAGAGCCACACTAGAAAAGGCAAACACGGCGGCAATCTGTACGTCTGTCCAATGGATAAATCCAAACACAATGAGCAAGGGAACGAGCTGTCGTAACAGTTCCGCTACTCCGTTGAAGATTACTGCGGGTTCGCGCTGAAACATTTAGGTGGAGGCTCCTTTAGGGGTTTGCTTCATTTCGCCGCGCATTATGACCGTAGGTGGTCTAATTGGCAATCCTTTTGTAACCAAGTCGTGAAACACCATGAGGTATGTAAAAATTACACAGTTGCGTTTCTCTCCGCGTTTCCCCAAAAAGCTGTCAAGCGAAATCTTCACTTTTTAGCCGTTCGGAGCAAATTATTTTCAATCGAAATCCTCAGTAAACCTACAACCGTGTAATTCTTACATAGTAGATGGTATGTAAGTTTTACATTATTCGTGTAACTCTTACTCGGTTCAGAGGTTAAAGGAAATGTTCAACTAAAAACACAATGGTAGTATTGTTTGTAAGTGGGGGCATCTTAAAGATCAAGATTTAAGAGGTTGCTGAAGATGAAGGTTGTTATCGCTGGCTCTAGAGATGTAACTGATCCTGAAGTCATTGAATGGGCGATTGAAGATTCAGGATTTGAAGTTACAGAAGTCATTTCAGGCTGTGCTAAGGGCGTTGATACCTTTGCAATGATGTGGGCTGAACGAAATTCAGTTCCGGTTGAGCAATTTGAGCCGGATTGGACGAATTTAACACACCCGAACGCGCTCATAAAGAGAAATAAGTGGGGGCAGAAGTACGACGCTAGAGCAGGTCTGAGACGCAACGAGTTAATGGCTGTTCATGCTGAGGCTCTAATAGCGATTTGGGACGGACGCTCAACGGGCACTAAGCACATGATTAAGATGGCTAAGAAGCGCGAACTTCCGATCTACGTGTTTCGCACAGACATAGGAACCAAGTCAGGACATATCAAATATGAAACGCGGGCAGCGTTCTATCGACGGCTCGTCAAAGAAGCCAAAGACACCGAATTTAAGATTGAGACGTGGCAAGAGCGTAATCTGTTGTAGCGGTGTGGTAACAACCCTTCCGGCGAGAGATTGCGGCTGCTATGAGCGCATTTGTCGGGACTGTGAGAGGTATCTATCGACTTGTTTGTATTCCTGCTCTGAGGGTCACGGGACGCTGTTTGAACGCAAAGTTACGTCAGAGTACTAGGCACTTCAAACGAAGAGATGAGGATTCATTCTTTTTCTTTCAATCTCTGTGCTACTAACGCTAACACCCGTTGTTTATGAGGTACGTGCGGCTTCTTTACGGGCTTGCCTGATGATGAACTTATGCCCCAACATAACTCTCCGACCACTGCCTTACAGTAAGGACACTTAACTAACAGAGCATCGTTGCGCTCTGCCAGGTCTCGTTGCGTATGGTGTAGATCACGTTTCACTGCTCAACTCTTTTGTTGCTCCTCAAATTGCCGCACTAACAACTCACTCCTTGAAGGTGAGCAGCTTCGATAGTCACCATTTGGCGCGGTGGCTTGCGGTTGCACGGCTAGGAATGCGTCACTAATAATCGGAACAGTTTCCATTCTCACTCCTTAACAGTTTCGTTGATAGCGTTCAGCCGCGATTGAAACCGCGATCATGTAGCAACTCATGGAACTTATCTTCTGCCGCTATCGCCGCCGCACCCGCTTCCTGAAGCTCTTTGTCGTCAGAGAGAAGTTGAGCGTAGTACGCGAGCTGCATTACCGAGTCTCCGCGTCCTTCGTGGGCGATCTTAAACTCCGCAAATGTCGTTCTCTTGACTGCCATCTCACTTGCACCTTTCCATTCTGTCTAAGCGGTCGTGCAGTTTCTTGAATTTACTATCGGCACCGCAACTTCCCATCCAAGACGCTATCCAAATAGTTGCTATAAGAACGCAAGTCGTAAAGATGTGCCCCTTCTCGCTTGCTGGTTTCTCTGGTTCAGCCATTAAGTTTACCCTTTGGCTTCCTGAGTAACTATCGACCCGCATTGCGGACAGATGAAACACTTCCGAGTCTGCCAACACCTGAAACACAGATGGATTGTGGCATCCTTCGGATCGCCCTTCCAGTCGTGGCCTATGACCCAACACTTAAACCGTCGCCACATTAAGACTCGTCCTTTTTTGTGTTGGGCGGAGCAGGGAACTCCAGCACTAACTTGATCGCCGCCGTCTCCGCTACGTCTAATTCCAACGTCTTACACGCCGCTTCGACGCGCTGCAAGCCTGCTTTGGTTACGTTGTCGCGCTGACCTTCGCGGATCAGTGTTTCTAGTGCTTTCAGTTTCGTCCACTCCATCGCTGCACGCTCCCTAAATGTCTTTCGATCCGTTACCGTCGCTACTGAGAGTTATCCCCTTCTATATCTCGTTGGCATTCGGCCATGGTTGCGAACACATCACTGCCAGTCTTTTGCTGTTTTGGTAAATACTGCCAACCGCCATCGACGGGCCTAATCTCGCCAACAATCGTTGTTGAGCCTGAGATTCGAACAGGCACAGCGGTAAGACGATCCCCTATCTTGCCTTCGGTGTATAGATACTCAATTCCGTTCATGCTTTTATCTCGTTCGTTCCCTCAGTAAAGCCACCAAGCCAACCGCCAACGTCAACCCCAAAGCAATAGATGATAATTTGATGAGCTGGATCATTGATTCACTTTTCTTTGCCGTTGGTCTTGGCTGCGCGTTCTGCCTTGATTCTATCGGCCACTCTCGCGCTCACAACTTGATGCCCCGCGATAAAGACAGTCTTTAATTCTTCACGCTTGATCATGTCGTACACCGCTTGGCGCGACACGCCGATCCGTTCGGCTGTTTCGGGTATGCTTAAGTATGCCATCGCACTACATCCTAGAACATCACTTTACCACTAGTCAAGAAAATAATTCAGAAAGTGCTTGACAGATAGTAAAGCTAGAGCGTATGGTTCGCTTGCTTCGATTGAAAGGAAACCAAACATGGCTAACCGTGAATTTCCAGAAATACTTGAGGAATGGCTTGAGACGCTGATTGAGTTAAATCGGCAGGCGAAGGGAATAGGTGAGATTGCCTTGATTACCAGAATAGGGATGTTGGGGCAGCGACTTCTGTTTGAAGCCAACCAAGTTGGGATGAGGTCTGTTGCAGACGATCTGAGAGGACGGATGAGCAATGAGTGACGAGCCAGAAGAAGATGTCATCCACGCTTGTGAGCATTGTGGCGCGGAGAATGTCAATACCTACCCCGTGGACGATAATGACGAGAGCGTTGGCTATTATTCGACCATCTATGTTTGCCAAAAATGCCTTGATAGGAATCCACGATGAATAAAAACTTAGGATTCTGCCCCTTCTGCGGCTCATCTGACTTAGATGTAGCACGGGATATGGATATAGAACGAGACCCTGAGAGCGGCTTGGCGGTAGGGAAGGATTTCTTCTATGTGATGTGTACCCGCTGTGAAGCCGCTGGCCCTACTTCCTATGACCGAGACGAAGCAATAGCCAAGTGGAAGCGTCGGGCTACTGAAGTAGATGATGAACCAAGAAACCTGAGAGGGGATTACGACGAATGAACCGCTTACTGGATAGCTTCTTCAACTTACCTACCGTTGCCCGCGTAGGCATCGTACTAGTCGTCCTCTGGTTCATGGTGGTGGGGTTTAATATCTTGCGGGAGGTTTGGTAAATGAAAAAACTCGTTATTGGTTCAGTCTTAGTGGTTGTTTCACTGATTGTGGGTACGATTATGGGAGTCGCTGCGATACGCGCCGACTACGCTTACAACTTAGCCATTGGTGCGTATTGGAACTTAGCTGATAAGAGTTCAACGATTGCTAAGAAAGCCGAGTATGTAGATCGCTACGTGGTGGCACTAGAGAGTCAAGGGTTAGAGGGGCAACACAACGCCCTCATCTACCCTACGCCCGACAACAGCTTCGACCGCAATATGGAAGCGTTAAAGAGCCTTCAGGGACGATTGCACGAGATTGAAAAGATGGATGTTACATCGTTTCAGTACCAGACCGCAATTCAACAAATTACCCAACAAGAGCAGGGAGAGGCGGGCGCAATGCTCGGAGTGTTTGAGGGCGTTTGGTGGAAGGCTCACCACGTTCTTTTGTGGGATTGGATTGGCGGTCTAATAGTCACAGTGCTGATAATCATGGTGACCGTTGGCGGCATCTTGATATTCGTTTGGTTTGTGGATCGGTAGGAGACAAAATGGACAAAAGTAACTTTCAACAAGACTGCTTTGGACTAGCAGTAGTGATTTTAATTGTCGTCGCTTATGCGGCTTTACTGTGGGCGGTGAGCTAATGACTACACGCGCTGCTGTTCTACATTCAGCAATCTTTCCTTCTCAACGGCATTTCTGTCCTGAGCATAAAGGATGGTTCAGATGTACAGATGTTTACTGTGGAGTAATGGAAGGTGGAAAGCTCGTGTGCCAAGATTGTTTTGCCGCTGAAGATGCAAAAGGGTTGGGAATTAGTTTAGAGGAGTATTACCGATGAATCGAAGAACCGCAGTACAAGCGTTATTTGCCGTGATGGTCGGAAGCATGACCGCCCAAGCGCAGAAACTAAAGGCTGACACCATCACTATCACTGCTCCCCCTGCGCCACAAGCGGACTTTCTCTTGGTGCTTAACGTGGCTGAGACGATAACCGTAGAGTGGAACGGCAAGCGAGAGGTAATCAAGATTCAAGAGATGTTCGATGCGCTTGAGGGCTGTAAGGGGGCGAAATGTGTCGAGGTGAAAGGAGACGCCGCGTAATGTACCAATCAACTAAGTCCCTTGTTGACGATCTATCCCGCCGTGAGGTTGAAACCTCTCAGTACGGTGAGCAGGAACCTTGGCGCGTTTTTGAAGATGTTTATGATGTTGGTGTGTGGCCTAATGAACATTGTTCGCCCGATTCCCTTTGCGCTGAATGCGTAGGGGCTGACCAAGAGGAAATAAATGCTACCTAAGATTCAAGATATTCTCTTTGAACACCTTGTTGCCGAACGCGATCAGCGCGAGCGTGCTCCGTCTCTTTTGGCCGATCAGTTACATGCGAATGCGTCATCCGCTGGTGGTTGCGCCCGTGCTATCGGATTCCGCGTGCTTGGCGTTGAAGCGTCTAGCCCAATGACCGGAGACTCGTTGTTCAACTTCTACGTGGGCGATGCTATTCACGACAAAATCCAAGCGGCCATGCTCGCCAAGATTCCTGACGCAGAAAAGGAAGTCAACGGAGTTATCGAAGACTTTATTACTTGTCGCGCCGACTTGAAATATCCATCAGATGATTCAAAGAGCGTGTGCTGTGAAATTAAATCCACGTCCGACTTTGGTTTCAAGTTAGCCACAGGCGACCGTCTTAAATCTAATGGTCGATGGAACAAGAAAGACCAAAAAGCAGAGGGGCCAAAACCCGAACACGTTCTGCAAGTAGGCATCTCTGCCAAATCAATTAACTGTGACTATCTTTGCATCGTTTATGCTCGCAAAACTGCCACAAAGGACGAGAGAATTATAGCAGAGTGGAGATTCAAAGTCTCAGACTTTGAGGAAGAAATTCAGCGTGAAATTGCACGATTAAAAGCTATCGTTACACTCGCTCGTGAGGGTAAAATACCTGAACGCGAATACTGCGGGGCGATCATCCGTGACCCACTCAAAGAAGTGCCTTACAGCAAGTGGCCGTGCGGTTATTGCAGTTTCATCGAAACTTGCGTAGCGATTGGCGAAGGAGTGGTTAAGGCATGAGGCAAACGCCCCTAAAACCATCGGACGTAAACGAAGAAATCTGGCGGCTGATTCAACGTGCTAACGAAGTAGTTACGGAGATTTACAAGGCGGGAGATGAGTACGCTACCAGTCGCGGGATTTACGAAGATAAACACGGTCAAGAAGTTTTACGAGCAGAGGGAACCGTTCAGCAAAAGAAGGCTATTGCAGACGGTAAGTGTCAAGGGGAATACAAGCGGTTTTTGACCGCTGACGTGAAGTACAAATACTTGAAAACTGTTCTTGATATAACAAAGGAACAGCTTTCAGCCTGTCAATCAATGGGCGCAAACCTGCGCGATGAATGGCAAATACAACAACGACACAGAACTTAAAAGCAGAAGAAGGAGAATAAGTAGAAATGGGAAGATACGCGAACGATTCAGGTGGAGGTTCTTTCACTCCCGCACCACAAGGAACACACATAGCCCGCTGTATTCGCATCACCGATTTAGGTACACAGCACGGCGAGTACATGGGCCAACCAACCCGACGCAATCAAATCTTGGTGACCTGGGAACTGCCCGAAGAACTCATTAGTATCGAGAACGAGATGCGCCCGATCACTACCAGTCGCTTCTACACCAACTCGCTTGGCGAGAAGGCTAACTTGAGGGCTGATTTGGAAGCGTGGCGTGGTAGAGGTTTCACTGACGCCGAACTCCAGAAATTCGATTTAGAGTCGATTCTAGGCGTTCCGTGTCTCTTGACCATAGTGTCGAGAGAGAACGGCAAAACAAAGGTTGCTACCGTCTCAGGATTGCCTAAGAACACGACTTGCCCGCCACAGGTACACCCGTCTTCAACCTTTTGGCTTGATGAAGAAAACTTCGACCATGAGAAGTTTGACGAATTGAGTGATGGCATCAAGGCGATCATTAAGAAGTCAGAGGAGTGGAGTTACATCGAGAATGGCGCACCGGAACCTAAGAAGGCATCCGCACCACCACTCGGAGACGACACTGACGACATTCCCTTCTAGCGAAAAAGGGATTGTAGCGTTCGTGTTTAGAGTGTTACAATCCCTTCGCTTTTTGACAACTGAATTGACGCGCTGCTGGCTCCAGCGTTAACGTCTCCTTAGCGACTTTTCACAGTCGCGTTTCGCACACGATTTCTGTCTTTTGAGGAGACTGGCAGAAGGTCGAGCCAAACGCGAGCGCGACGGTGAAAGGTCGTTTTCTATGTCCAATGAACTTAAGCAGATAATCCTTGACCCCCAAGTCAAAGGCCGCAACAAAGTAGTTCTTTCCGTTCTTCATTGCATATCTAGCCCCCGCCGCATTGCTACCTGCAGTGAGGATTGGCTCCGTGAGGCAACCACATTAGGCCCACGTAAACTCGAAACACGCCTAGAGCACATGGTACATCTAGGACTACTAAAACCTCGCACACCACCGTTACCCAAAAACGGCTCCAAAATGCTCTGTTATGAAATCTTGTATCCGCTCACATTGCCAAAGGAGAAACTCTGATGGCATCTTCCCCCGCGTTTCAGTTTTATGCAGCTGAATATCTCGCAGACGAGCATGTTCAGTTGATGACGCTACGACAAGAAGGTATCTACATTCGGCTGCTCGCCTACTGTTGGCGTGAGGGAAGCATACCCGCCGAACCTAGTGCTATCTCTATGCTCTGCAAGGGTGGTTCAACCACCGATATAAGGGTGGTGCTAGCGCGATTCAAAATAGACCCCACAAATGGTTCAAGGATGGTTCACACTAGGCTTGAAATTGAACGCGAAAAGCAAAAGATTTGGCGCGAGAAATCTGCGAAGGGCGGCAAGGCGAGTGCTCACAAACGCAAGAAGCGCAAAGACATAACCCCGCAACAGGGTGGTGCAACCAAAGGGCAACCGGACTCGTTCAACACTTCTTTTTCTTCTTCATCTTCTATTTCATCTTCTAATACAAAAGAAAAGACAACAACAGTGCCTCGCGCTACGCGCTCCGCTGAGGCTCGCGGAACGAGGCTACCAAGTGATTTTTCCTTATCGCCGGATTTAAGGCTTTGGTCGGAGTCTAACGCCGCGCACGTAGACGTTGACGCCGCGCTCGCGGAGTTCCGAGATTATTGGTGCGGGGTCGCAGGTGCGCGGGGTCGCAAGCTGGATTGGGACGCCACGTTTCGTAATCGACTACGAGAACTAGAAACACGAAAGGAAACCAATGGATCGAATAAACCCAACAACGGATTTACAACGGCTAATGAGCGAAGGTCAGCCTCTTTCAACGGACTCCTCTCGGTTGTCCAAAAGTTACGGGATGAAAGTAGCGGAACAGTTAACCAAGATGTTCGCGGGGAATCCGTCGCGTCCTGAAGGCGTCGAGTTTGAGTTGATGGTAGCGACGTGGACGGAAGCGTTGCAAGACGTGGTTCCCGAACACCGCGTAGCAGAAATGTTTGTCCATGCTCGCCGTAACCGAAACTCAAGTTTTTTGATGGACGTGTCGGAGGTTTGTGCCGCGTGGAAGACCATCAAGGAAACCGAACGCCATGCATTACCAAGAATCGGGCAGTACGACTATCGCGGGTCATCCGTTTGTCCGAAGTGCAATGGAACCGGAACCTACTTGTTCGAGAAGCGACACCCCGTACTTGGGCGCGACTACACTTACGGAGCGGCGTGCAACCATGAGTAGACTCTGCCGCGATCCCCAATGCGAACACTACGGAACCATGTTACCCGACGAAGCCTTTGGCCGTAACGCCTACTACGACACACGGGGCGACCGAACGGGGAAGTCTATCTACTGTCGCGGCTGTAACGTCCGACGCGCCACTGAGTACAAGAAAAACTTGCGACTACTTGCCAAGCGCACGAACGCCACGCTCCCCGTTTCTTTCCGTACCGACTATCACCAAAAAGGAGAAACCCGATGCTAGTCCTCTGCGCTACTTGCAACATCGCCACCCCGAATGAAGTCAACTGCCGAGAATGTGGTGAGCCACTAAATAAACGTGCCACTCCCAGGGGCACAGATGATCTGCAAAGTCACAACCTCTTAGCCCGCTATGAGCATGACTATCAACTCTCTCTGCTACGAGCCAAACAAGACGTGTATGACCGCGAAGCAGAACGAGAGCAGCAAGTTGAATTCAAGGAACTCCCGCTGTTGATACTTCCATACTGGAAGAAGGCAGATCGGACATTCAAATGGTCGGTGTGGTAGAAAAAAGGTGTAGACAGATTTCTTGTGAAGGTGTATAAAGTTACCCATGACTACTGAGACTTTAATTACCACGAAGATTACGCCACGCACGTTGATGTTGGTACGCAAGATTGCCGAAAAGACGGGCGAGAAACAATATCGCTTACTAGAACGCCTTGTGTCTGCGGCCTACCAGCGAGTCGTGGTAAACGAAACCAAGCGGCTATCAGAAGGAAAGTAAGGCTGAACTCTACAGGCCGAAGGAGAGGGAATGACACTTGAGCACTTTAAGCAGTTAGTTAGTGAGATGTGCCCTAAACAATGGCGTCTAGGACAGACCGCATTTAACACGCTGGAAATGGAACGGCCTAGTTTAGCGGAGAAGATTCGAGGGACCGCGTTTGATCCGTTCCACGATGATTCCGCACTGCCACGCTTTTACGATTGGCTGGAACTCTATTGGGAGCCGAAGGAGAGGGAATGAGAACGCTAGATGAGTTTGATCGGTTCGAGTTGATGGCCCAACCGCGCTACGGTCGAGACTGTTACGGCGATCCGATCACCCCCGAAAACGGGTACTCCCTTATTGACGAAGGCGACACAATTCAGAAGGGCGATAAGCCGTGGGACGTGTTCGCCGGATGGATGGAATCAGATGGTTATCATGCTCGTAATCAAATATGCGCTCAGTCTCGCGGGCGCTGGACTACGTGGGAACGAAAGACGAAGGAGTCTCAATGACAGACATCAATGCAGTACCTAACGATGAAGATAGAGCAGTCGCAAAAGGGATTGTCGTAAAGCAACGTGACGATTGGGAAAGCGACGACGATACCTTAATCACCGCGATTGCCACCGCTCTAGCAGCAGAGCGAGCAAAGGTGTGGAAAGAAGCGATTGAGATTACTGATCGTCAACTTGCTGATTGTTGGGATGGGAATATTGACACCTTACGGTTAATCAAATTGTTTGAAACCGCAGCAGCAGGAAAGGAAGGGAAGTAGATGGGGAAGTTGGGCCATCAATTATTCAAACTTGTCGAGAGCGATCAGGGTTACGCCTTCATTAGCGACGCGGTTGCTTCCTTAAACGATGATCGCGTTCTCGCTATAGCGAGGGGAGCGTTAAGGCACAGTGAGTTAGTAACCGTGAAGTTGCAGAAGTTTCTAAAGGCACATGACCCTAAACCCAAGCGATGTATCGCTGGATGCGGCGGCTGCGAGCGTAACATGGAAAGAGATCATCAATGCACCCTTCGAGATAACCACGGAACCGAGCATTCATTCGAGTGTTCCAAGAAAGGCAACCATGACTACAGATAACCAACCAGCACCGGACGAAATGACCATCGCAAACTACATCGGGACTGATGCCTGTACGGGTTGCGGCAAGACAGATGAAGTCCTCAACGTCACTGAAGACCTTATGTACTGCCAAGAGTGCGTCAGCAAGGCGTTCGCTAACCATTGGGGAATCGAAGCCCGCGTCTCTCCCCCAGGTGAGTTGATTGGGAGAGAGGCCCACCATTTACTTAATTGGCTTTGGTGCGAAAGATGCCGAGCGTGGATCGAGACTCAACATAGATGCGGAGCGCAATACATCGACAGAGGCACGCACTACGAAGAAGTCCACCCCGCCGCCCCTGTACCAGCAACTACAGTAGACGCTAGAGCATTGGCAGAGGAAATTGCCACCGAGTTGTTTACCAACGGGGCAGGGCACGAAGCTACGCGGTTGATTCTCTACAACATGGACGATTTTCTTGGAGGATGGAGTAAGAACGCCGCAACGAATCGAATTGAACCGTTGCTCTCCAAGCACCTAGCAGCCGCTCCCGCTGACAAGCCTACGCAGTTGATCGTTGAACACATAGGCGGTGAGACGTGGGAAGTACACGCCCGCTACGAGTCTGAGGACGCCGCAGACCACGCCGCTAACCGATTAAAGACTGCTCCCGCTGACTCAGCCAGCAGCAAGTGTCCAGACTGCGGCCACGACGATCAAAGTAAGGCAGCGCGGATGTATGGATGTAGCGAAGGCGGTAGTGGTGTGCGCGATTACTGTAACTGTCAGAACCCGATCCACCGAATACGGCCTACCACTACCAGCAGCGTTAGCGAAGATGACTTAGCCCGCGAAGCGATAGCGTTGGCTGATGGCGTTCAGGCGCAACTCAACTTGCACGATGGATATGTAAGCGGATTCGAGCCTGCGTTGTTGGTGATGATTCGCAGATTGGCCGCTGCTCGTACAGCAGAGAAGGAGTAACTAGGTGGGCAGGCAACTTATCCCACGCCGCGCCAACGGACGCTTTGCGCCAACTCCGGTCTTAGACTGCATCGTGTGTAAGGAATGCGGATCGATAAACGTACCGGAGTTCAGGAGCGAACACGGCTTTACTCGGAAGGAATACCCGACGAACTGCCGTCATTGCAAAGCGGATTTAAGGAGTCCAACTAATGTCAGATAACAAACCTGTATCAACTAACAAATCCATTGCAATTCCGCTGTTCATTTTTCTTTGGTTCATTTGGACCGGATGCGGGATATTAGTCGGACTCACTATTGGGAAAGGACTTTGCGACTAGATGTCAGATAACTCAGTAGCGCACCAAGCATACCGCCGATTGTTTCGAGTCAGGCCCACGCCGAATATGCGGCTTCAACACTCCCGCTCCCTCAGTAGTAGAGACTCAACTAGACCTAGAAGCTATTGAAGGGGCGTCTCCACGTCCGTGGGCCATCTATGATTACGGGGGCGCGATGTTGGATCACCCAAAGGATGTCAGTGTTACGCCGACAGGTGAAAGCATCGCTCAGATTGAGGGAGGATGGCCGCAATGCACTTCCGACGAGAACGAAGCTAACGCCGCACTCATCGTCAAAGCGGTCAACGAACGGGACACTCTAATAGCAGAGATACGCCGTCTACGTGCTGAGAATGATGCCACGGAAACCGCCATCACTAATGCGCTTGGTATCGGTCATTCCGCTGGACTACAAAGAGCAGCAGAGATAGCGGAGTCGTTTAAGGTCGCGGCAGAAGTTCGGGAGCATTACACGAACGATGATGCCGACAGGGGCGCGTCAAACGCGGCAGAGAAGATCATGGAGGCGATTAGGAAGGAAATCAAATGAGCCTTACCACTTCGATACGTCCGATGTTCAACGCTGACTATGATGCGGGATACAAGGAAGGATTTGCGGAAGGCATCAAACATGCCCAAGCGTTCATTGCGAAGTCAGCACAACCACCAGCAATCATAATCGCCACTACACCCGCTCCTGCTGACGACAACTATGTGAGAGAGGCAAAGGGTTTGTTGCCTGAGAACGCATCTGCCGATGAGGTAAACGCTGTCGCTGATGGATTGAAGCAACACGATGTATTAGGAATCATCGCCGCTCCTGCTACTGACTCAGCCAGTGGGCCAGTAGACGAACGAGCAGAGGGCTACGCTGCTGGACTACAAAGGGGAGCAGAGATAGCGGAGGCGTTACAAGAAATCGTGAACTCAGGAGTTGAGTTTGATGATCCACGAATGCGCTACGTGTTGATGCAGGTTGATCGGGGAGCTTTAGCGGACGCCCGCACTGCTCTAAAACTAAAGGAGAGCGAATAATGACTGCTAAACCACGTTTCCAAGTACTTGATTATGTAATGAAACCCCATGCCCAGGTGGTGCTCACTGTAGATCGCGTACCGCCTAACCTAAAGAATGGGGACATGTTGACGGTTTATGGCCCCCGTGAGATTCCCACTTGGTTGTATGCCTTGGTTCTGGTGCTTATCTCCCTGCTTGGGGGGATGCTTGGATTTCTCATTGGACTAGCTTGGAGGTAAATAATGCCCGCTAAACTAAGATTAAGAGTCGTAGATAGTGAGAAGCCCCATGCCCGCGACATTGCCCGTCAGAAGGTCGCTGAGAGCAAATTAGGGCCAACTCAGCACTTGGTCAATCAGCACGAAAAGGATGTTAAGCCAATGCTGTGCGTGGATGACGTGCTTCATAAAAGCGATCCGCACTACCTCATCGGAAAGAAGTAAAATTGACCTTTGACCGACCTTTGGGGAAGGGCGGTCATCGACGGAAGGGGTATCCCAAGGCTCTCTTGACAAGGCCGATTGATCGCCCCTTCCGTTTAATCTTTGAATCTAAGCAGAGAACGGGTTTTCCTTCCGTTGGTGGTGTGTAGTAATAGATAGAGCACCACTTGGAAGCGATAGTCTTGCGTAATTGGATATGCTCTTTGAAAGTTGTTTAGCGTCTAAGACCGCGCTATTACTCTCTGACTTTTTTACACACAATCTGCCACAGAGGGGCAGCACCACGTGTCTCTACCTCGACGTAAACCCGTGAATACGCGGCTGCACGTCCGCGTAGCGAGATATACTACTCGCCCGTTGCGAGGGAAAACTTGGTTTTTCTTCCCAAGAAAGTCAGTTTGTATTGCAGTACGTGACCACCCTTCGATGGTCAGATTAGACCGCTCATCGCCTTTGAGCGCGGCTTGATTTTCAGAGCTAGACTCTAGGAGTTCATTAGCCGTGGAGAAACCTTGCGTGACTGCTGGGGTTGTATGGTAAGATTGATTCATACGTTCCACACGCCGTAAGCATATCCGGCGAAACTGCGGTCAAGAATTCATCTTCTTGGCCGCTTTGCTTTTAACCCCCACATTCTACCGTAAGATCAAAATTTAACGCAAATTATTTGATTTAGGAGTTGACTTTAAGTCCACTTGAGAGGACAATCGCCATGATGATTGAGATTAAGGACATTGCTGACGAGCTGCGATTAAGCACGCGCCAAGTGCGCCGTGTGATTAAGAAGTTGAAGCTCGGCCCCGTGCGTACCGTGGGGCGCGTACCGCTGTTCTCACGGGCGCAAATAGACCAAATGAAACGACGCTGCACAAAATCGGGAAGGAAAACACGATGAGCGATAAAGTAGCTAAAAGACGCAAGTTGCTCCAAGCCTTACTTTCGGGTGACTATCTCAGCAAGCAAGACTGCCTCAAGAAATTCCGTCTGTGGAATGTCGGAGGAGCTGTTTTTTCGCTCCGACAAGAAGGTTGGCCGATTCAGACGCGCATGGTTGAGAAGCGCAACGAGAGATTTGCGCAATACTACATTGAACGAACCGCGTAACACGGCTTTATTCAAACACAGAAAGGTAACTAAATGAAACGACCACTCTTAATCTTCACGCTCTTGGTAGTAGCTTTTATCGCTACCTCTTTAGCCCCTGCACCCGTCGCAGCGGATAACTTCTGTGAGACACAGCACACGGCTTGTAACGCAGTAGCGGAGATCAACTTTGCGATCTGTCGCGTTGAACACGGTTTTGATTACTGCCACTACTACGAAGTGCAGGAGTATCGCAGTTGCATGAATCAAGTCGGCTGTTACGTGAATCACTAACCCGAAGGTGAGTTGCCCCACTCACCCTTCAAAGAAGGAATCCATGAACTACTTCACCATCAGACCTCAGAACTACCTACGCAAAGGAGTCAACTAAAATGGCGCGTGTCTATCTCGCAGGCCCAATGACGGGTTATCCCGATTTGAAATTATCCCGCTTTTCATTCTGCCGCTGAGAAATTGCGCGAGAAGGGGTTTGAGGTGGTTAGCCCCGCTGAGTTGAACGATGTCAGCGAGACCTATCGCAATGCGATGGTGAAGGATATTCTCGGTCTAGTGGAGTGTGACCACATCTGCATGTTGGATGGATGGGAGAAATCCAAGGGCGCATCGTTGGAGCACCACATCGCCACCGTACTTGATATAACAGTAATTGAACTTGAAGACGCAGGAGCAGTAGCAGCCTTAGAGTTGATTCAAGGTGATGCTCGCTTACCTAATGGAAGGAGAGTTTAGCGTGGCAGATGAGACGTATCGGTACTACATTCCCTATCTAATCTTTGGCCCCCAAGAGATTCCATCGGGCGGCTTTGCTTTTTCTACCCTAACATCACCATTGAATAATCAAGAAGCCATTGAGAGAACAATCAAGCGTCTTGAAAAAGAACTGTTGCCCCGCAAGATAGTTATTCTTACTTGGAAACGGATCGACTAATGAGCCTTCAGCCACAAAATTACGAAGAAGCACTTTTGAAGGCTCGTTCTAAGCCTTCCAAGCCAAGAAGTGCAATCAAACGGTCTGCCCCTCTCAGAAAAACGTCTCCAGCGTCAACGTCGCGCAAAAGAGCCTCAAAACGCAGCAAAGTTACCACTCGGAAGAAGCTAATTAAGACGATTGACGGGTTAGTCTTCCAAATCATGCTCGTGATGTACGAAAGGTGCGTTGAGTGCGGTTCGGTAGAGAAGCCAACCACGGGCCATGTTCTATCTCGACGCTCCTACGCTACCCGATGGGACTTGCGAAACGTCTTTCGACAATGTTGGCCCTGCAACTACAAAGCGGCTATGACCGCTGCCGCGTCTTACCATCTGTGGTTTGTAAAGAAGTTTGGAGTAGATGCGTTTGATGAACTCTATCGAGATTGGGCGAAGGGCCACAAATACACGCGTCTTGAACTGCAAAACTTAGTGCCTGAGTTTGAGGCCCAACTAGAAACTCTCCGAAAGGACACCTAAGATGCCAACCTTTGATTCAGATATGAAACGAGTAGATGCGGAAATTAATCGTCACTTGATGATGACGCGCCCCCCAACGGAAACTTTGCCCGAAACCCCTACGCTACCAAGCGACGCTGATGTGGGAAACCAATTAACACCCGCAGCTACCGCCATTGCATCGAAGTCTACTCCTACATCTGTTCCGTCACTCGCTGCGTTGTGATAGGGACTATCGGCTTGTAGTCGGTAGTTACCATACTTCGTTCCGAAGGTTGCGGGAGCGTTCACAAACTTAATATTGCTAATCGAGTTGTTGTAGAACTGCGTGGGCCAGAAGTCAGCCCATTGCGTCCAATACTCTGCAAACGGATTGCTAAATGGCCCAATCCATCCTTGATCGTCTATGAGTAAGTTCTGCCTGTTCTCACTAGTTGAACCAGGCCAACAGTCATCGGCTTGACCAGGAGCAGGTAACGGTATTAAGCAGTACAGCCCTGTACCCGCTCGCACAATGTTGTCTCTGATGATGTTCGTAGCCGAACCACTATCCCCGTCCATCGCGCTATAGCCTTGAATGAATCTTGTGTTACCCAACAGAAAAGTATTGTGAGTCATCGTCATGTAACCCGATGACATAGCCGAAGCAAACTCTGGCTGTGAACCTGTTTGGGGTGCGGTCTGTAGATTATTAGTGAAGATAATATTCTCTGAAATTGGCCCCCACCAAATCGCGTCCTGCAACTGCATCCCTGCAAACCCACCTGTTTGAAACCAATTATTCGAGACAGTCAAATCGGTGATCACGCACCACGTACAGCCGCCGTCCTGATGAGGAGTTAGAACTAACGCGCCCGGCCCTTGCGGTTCATCATCTCCGTCCCAGAAGAACAGGTTCCCATCCAGTAGCATGTTAGTTCCGGCTTTGAACTCTAGATACCCTTTCTGCGCTCCCTGCCACTGATACCAAGCATCGTACTTGGCAATGATGTTCTGCTTCATCTGAATGTTATTCAGCCCATAACCTTCCCACCATGCTTCTGAACCATTGTCCGGCTCGTCTCCTGCCTCAGTGCGTAGCCCGCTACCGTACTCTTGACCTTTCCAGTGAACGTACAGCGTCGGGGAAGTACCACCCGTTAGCCCTGCGCCGTTACCAGTCATCTCCGTCATGGTTGCGGGATAGGCCCAAGTGTCTCCACAGAACTGATCTACCGAAGGACAAGTAGCTCCGACGATGGCTGAATACTCACCAAAGTTTACATAGACACCCCAATCGGGATCGTCCACCATCTGAAAGTCTGCCGCGTCAACATTCGAGAGCGCAATGAGCGCGGTCGAGATGTTCGACATCAGCGTTGCTTTGGTCGATGAGTAAGTAATCGGGCCTGTGGTTTGTCCTTCCCACGTCAGAGTAAAGGTGCCACTCATGCCCGCTGGATAGCTACCCGACGAATTGAAGATGTTGATGTAGTTCTTGCGGTAGCCTAAGTTCATTCTTAGACCACCAGAAGCAGTAACTACTCCGGTGCCGTGATTAATTGCTGTAATCTTTGCGTTGGAGGGAGGTGAGATACAGCCCACAATTCCACCCTGATAAGCCGGATTACAATTTCCCCGTCCGTTGATATTCTCGTTGTAGATAGCAAAGAAATCACCCACTTCTAAGTCGGTGGTACTCGCTAACGTAGTAGTAAAAGAGCCTCCTGCTTGAGTGATGACCGCTCCGGTAATCGTGGTGGCGTGGGTGGGGTTAATCATGCCTCCCGAACCACCTGTGAAGATGTTATTCGCCATCGACTCCAACAGGTTGTTTTGAATCAGAATATCACCTGTACCTGAGCCGATTAGGATTGCGTTAGTGTCGAGTCGCAGAGCGTGATTTGACTCGCTATAACCTGTGAATCCTTGAACTGCACAATGGGTGATTGTGAAGTCATAACCATTAAGCAGAAACGCTTTTTCTACTGAACCGTATTCATAGTCTTCGGTCGGACTCGCGTTCTCCCACGGATGGACATACAGATAATCGAAGATTAAATGATGAGAGAAATCAGAAAAGACGGATTCCTGCCCACCGCCTCCGGTTCTAATCAAACCTACTTGGTACTGAATCCCTGTTGCGTTGGTTACTTCTAAGCCAACCAAGTTGTAGTGATGCGAACTCAGATTAAAGAACAGAGCAGGATAACCTTCATCTGTGCCTACTAGCTTAGGCATCCCTACTGCTTCTGCTGTGGTCACACGACGCGGATAGCCTGTGGCCGGATCAAGCGAGGGATAGGTAGAAAGGTCAGTGGGTCTAGACGCGGGATTGGAAGAAACGATGTTGATGTACGTGCTGCCTGCGCCCTTGTTGGGAAACCTGAATCCTTCTGCTGCTGTCGGGCTGTTGTAAGTAGCTCCTGCGGTAAGTGTGATCGTATCACCTAAAACTGCGGCGTTGATACACAGTTGGAAGTTCGCTCCGTTGGTAACTGCATTGCCCGTGTCGGGCGCGGAAAGCGCAGGTGACGAACCCGTGCAGGCAAAGACTACGGGAGGAGACTTCCTTACTCCATGTCCGTAAGCAGCCGTACTAACGAGCAGGAGAATGGTTAGCGCAAAGAAACTTCTCATGGTTGGCAATTAGCGACACTCATAATCAACGGTTGGGCCAACTCCAGAGAATTGCCAGATAGCCGCATTAGCAGTCGGGCCGTACTTCACCGAATTACCACTTCTATCCGACACTCGACATCCACTTACTGCCGTAGCAAACGTCACTGAGCCCGTCCCATTCACCAAAACCACTGCGCCAAAGTATTGCGGGACGCTTGGAGCAGGAACGGGAGTCGGTAACGTAGTTGGGATGTCCGAGAGCAGCGCAAACGTCCCCGACTTTCCTGGCAGCGTAAACGTGAAAGTCCCACTCGCGGGCGCGTCGATTGTAGTCACAGCTCCTTTCGGATTCCAGACTAGTGAACCTGTTTGTTGAGCGTAGACGCCCGCACTAAGCAGGAAGATGGCACCAATGAATATCGCGCTTTTTCTCATAATCTCCTTAGTTGACAATTTTATAACTCAAACAAGCGGGATCAGTTATTGGAGCGGCACTCGTAGTAATTGTGAATGACGTTGCCGCCGTGCGTGCCGTAACCGTGTAGAGTCGTCCGGTAACAGTATTACAAGTCACGCTTAGTCGTGTGTTGAGCGATGAATCTTCCTGAATAAAAATCTGACTGTTCGCGGTTACGGCAGTCGTGCTGACGACCACGGAAGTCCCTGCTGCATCAATTACCACGCTACCTGCTGCCGCTGAACCACAAGCCGCTGCCCCTGCTGAATCCGCACAGTTGGTTGCCGTAAGGTAAGTTGCTGACGTAGCACTCGTAGAACCAATAATCTTAGTAGCAGTAAGTGTGTCGGTAGCGAAGGTTAAGTCAGCATCATCGGAGAGCAGCCCATTCGTCGTAGCGAAGGTAACACGCCCTGAAGTCAACGCGCTTAACGTACCAGTCATTACGTCGGTTGAATTAGTCCACTGAAGGAGTCCCGAACCTGCTGCTGAAGGATAAACTAAATTGTAACCCGTTACGCTTGTTGGAGCCTGATGCTGAATGGTATTTACAGCCACACTAGTAGCGGTTCCCTGACCTAACCCAATATTCCCCGCCACTGCCCCGCCAACGCCCGTAGCTAGTGAGCCTGCCGTAGAGAGATTACCGCTGGAATCAAGTGTAGCGGTCGCAGAAGGAGTTTGTGACCCCTGACTGCCTGCGCCCGTAACTAACGCGGTAGAGGTCAAGGGTGCAGCACTAGTGACACATGTAGCGCAAGTCAGCGTAAGATTGCCCGATAACGCTCCACCGCCCCCAAGTGGACTAGACGTGGAAACAGTGCGCGATGTAGGCGTCTTCGCATCGAGTTGGGTTTGAATCGCAGACGTAACCCCGTCAACAAAATTCAACTCTGTTCCGGTCGGTAAAACCGACACCGCTGCCAAAGTAAACGGAGTTGGAATCGTTACTGTTCCCGTAAACGTGGGACTTGCTAACGTCGCTTTCAGGTTTAAGGCGGTTTGCAGGTCGGTTTGATTAGAGAGCGTTCCTGTAATTGAACCCCAAATGCCACCGCCGTTCTCGTTCGGATCGTACTTCGTACACTTCCATGCATCGTCAAGTCTCGTTGCCACCATCTGGTACGCGCCACTTTCACAAACACCCGTAGCCGCATTTGCTTGGCAGTTAATACAGACACGAACTGTGGCCGAAGGAAGGTCGGTAGTCAGTTGCGAAAACGGGGCAGTTTGAATTTGGCTTGCAGTCCTAGCTTGAGAATACGCGGCCCCACTAGCAGCCAAGATTAGGATTACGCCAACGAGAAAGTTCTTCATATTCTCAGTAACCTACTTAAACCAGAATCCAACTTGTACCGCGACACTCACGCCCGTCAAATTCGTGTTTCCTGACTTGAATCTTGAGACCGCTAACCTTGGCGCGAAGAACACATGATGCTGAAGGTACAATCGTAACTCTGCGTCAACCGTTTTCTGCTTGGAATCCACTCCACTTGGTCGCTGTGTCTCGTGGACGTTGTGTAAATAGTTAGCAGCAAACGTCCCTGCCATATTTTCACCGAGAAAGAAAACCCCTCCTCCACCACCAATATCTACTCCTGACTTACCGAATTGCTCTACATCATACTTCCATTGACGCGAGACGCCTTGCACGAAGAACTTCTTGTTGAGGTAGACCCTGACGCCCTCTTTGGCGGTAAACTGCATTCCTGAGCCGCCTACGTTCTTCTTGAGCCGTAACACTGAGAAGTCACCTGAGAGCACTACCTTGTTGATGCGATAATCTCCACCGACTTGTGCGCCGTAGATTGGATTACCGAAACCTAAGTTAGCAGTCGCTTGCAAGACACCTGCGACGTGGACATTGGATTCTTGAGCAAAGATTGGTAAAGCAAACGCGAGTACGAGCAAAAGAGCCTTCATTTTATTTCCTCTTTCTTTTTGTCTCGCTTGCTAACCTTTGGCTTGTCAATGAGCAGTGCTTTCAACGCCTTGTTGTACGATCCATACACCTTTTTCTGGCACTCAAGGAACTCCCAAACTTGGTGGTGAAGCGAGATGGTTTTACTTGTATAGGGCATTTCAAAAACCATCCTACGCCTATGCCTACGGGTACGTCAATGCTTACGCTTGCGCGTCAAAGACTTTACTTGCTGCTTGAGTAACTGAATCTCGGCTTGCTGCTCCCTGATCGCGTTGACCAGCATTGGCACTATGCCGAGATAATCTACGGATGATGGTTGCCCCTTAGCGTCTAATGCTACCAATCGTGGAGCAATCTTCTGAACATCTTCAGCAACAAACCCGATACTCTCTTTAGCCCCTGAGTTACCATAACCTTTATTGTAAAAGAATCGTTTCGGCTGAAGTTGCGTAACGACCGCAAGGCCATCAGTAAGACCCTGAATGTGATTCTTGAATCGAGCCGATGACGTACCCAAACACAAACCTCCGACGCCCGATCCTTTTGTAAAGACATTCGTGGTCGTAGTTGTGCAAACTGTATTGTTAGTGGTTGCCGCATCAGATGCAATGCCCGCGTTAGTAATAGTGCCAGTAAAAGTCCCGTTGGTGGCTAGTAGCGAGCCTGTGGCGTTACCTGCTGCCGCGCCTATCTGAAGTACCCCGTCAGCTTGTCGAGAAAGCCTGACATCCGCGTTAGTTCCCAAAGAAAATGTCGCTGTATTCAGCGGGATATAGACAGCTCCCGCCGCTCGAATATCAAACTGACGAATACCTGAGACATAGAAGCCTAGAATGCCTGAACTGGTTCTAGTCATGCCCATTCCGGTCTCAGTCCCGAAACTATATTCAGGACTCGCCGCCGTACCATCGGCTCCAAGGATTTGCCCTGCGGTAATATTCAGCGCAGTGTTCGCGGTGGTGGCCCCACTAGCAGTCAACTGAAGCGCGACGTTAGTTCCCGATGTACCGTTAGTACTTGTATTGGAGATCACCGCTCCAAACGTAGTCATCGCGTTCGTTGCATTTGCTCCGCTCGTGGCGACACTCAAAGCGGTCTTGGTGTTACTCGCCGCTGCCGTGCCTGACGCAGCAATGGAAACTAAGTTGCCTGAAGTAACGGTTGCGCCGGATACTGTAAATCCATTCCCCGTAGTTGGCGTAACAGCCGCCACGATAAGCGAGCCATCATCAGTCATTAAGGCGTTTCCCAACGCAGTTGCGCTCGTCCACTTAGTCATTGTGTTGGTAGTACCTGATCCCGAAATCACGCCTCCCGCAGCGTTCACTATCAAGGTACAAGCGGTGCCCGATGAGCCTAAACGCTCATAGAGATTTCCATTTGTAGTGAGCGAGTAGAGCTTCTTGGGTTGGCAAACTGTGGGAGCAACAGTTACAAAAACCACTGGAGTAGAAGTGACTTGCGCTTCCGCAATCAAGGGACAAACAAGTAAGAGAACGAGCAAGAGAAGTCTTTTCATTACATTATTCCTTCGGTTTATTCGCGGGGGCTTTCTGAACTTCAGGGGCTTTAGCTACTTCCACCTTTGTCAACACAAACGCTCCTTTTTCAATCGACAACTGATATTCCTTTGGACTTACTTTCGCCTCAGCCATAACCTGATACATCGTGGCATTGAAACTCAACTTAGCGACTTCTGCCGCTTCTAACGCCTTCTGCCAGTTATCAAATGCAACCTTCAACTTCGCCTGTGAATCAGCATCAAGTTTCGGGTCTGAAGGTGCTTGAGCACTTGTAGCTACAAATAATGACGTAACCAAAACTGCGGTAAACAGCACAACTTTGAATCTCATAAATCTCCCTAGTTCACGCTTCTTCCGATTTCGTACCAGGTTCCGCCTCTACGTGTGAGCGTTAAGGTATCGTCGGCACTACCCACAAAGTTACCTGCCGCCAACAATTTGACTGACGCTCCATTAACAATCGTTGAATTACCATTGGTAAAAAGAATAGTAATGGTTTGACCGTTCACTCCGTCGTCAAACGTAGTGATGGACGTGGGGGCCGTATTCGTTGCCGTGAACTCATTTCCGGCAGCCACTGAGGGGGTTGTATCGGCGTCTGCGAAGGTGGTAATGACTTGCGAAATAACCCTCCCCGCGTAGAAACTTTGGTGCGGGTACATCGCCAACGATCCTGTAGGAACACTCGATACCACGTTCGTTAGATACCGTTTGAACCTTATTACTTCAGCATCTGTCAAAGTTGCCGCTGGAATGTGAATAATAAAAGGCATCCAATAGGAAGTCGGGTGAGTGGAATCACACTTCAAATCCATGATGAAATCATAAGTCGCAGAGGGTGACGTGGTTATCTTGCCAGCCACTACAACAGGAACCCATGATGCGCTTAATCTTTGCGAAGGATCGTTTGACAGCCCCAGAGTTGTGAGGGTTGAATCAAATGTCGCTGGCCCGCTACCTGAATTTGTAGCAAAAACGCTTCCAGTATAAGACGGGACTGTTGCGTCTTCGGATCGCATCCAAACACCCACCATAACCCAATCACCAACAGCCGCTGACCTGCCACTCACAGCATACACTCGACGGGCGCGTTCCCCGCCCGCAGAAGAAAGAGTGGCGGCGGTCGCTGTACCGTCTGGAGCAATTATTCCAGTAGTCACCGTCGCGGTTCCTGTCAACCCACCCCATGCTGACGCGTCTTGATTTACCGCCAAACTTGTATACGGAATTAAACTCGGACTCATGGCCGCGCCTTGACCCAACCACGAACTGTCTACTTGTCCGTCCCTCGTTAAGACGTAATTACGTTGCGCGGTTCCTAGCGACCATCCCGTCACATATTCAAAATCTCTGCCGCCCTCAATGACTAAATTATTTATGCTGGCTGTGTTATTAACCCACAGCGTACTTCCAGCTTCAGTAGCTAAATTATCCGAGTCTCTAACGAAAATGTTCTTTATAGGGCCAGCAACTACGTTGAAAATATAGGGCAGGCTTACCGAGTCCGATACGCCTACTTGGTTGAGCGCAATGTTAGCGATTGGCCCATTCGTTCCGTCCAAGGTGAGTAAACTGTCGCTTAACGACTCAGCGTGTACGTTTGTTAGGAATATATTTCCTTGTCTGCTTACATTTACCTGCGCGTCAACCTTGATTCCTTTCCCTGCAATTATGGTATCGTCAATGTAGATCAACCCCGCAGCACTATGAGCAGCACTAGATGTCGTAATCCGTATTGAATGCAGCGATGTCGAGGTCGAAAGGAATGAACAATCGCGCATCCAAACCCAAAAGACAGCATCTATCTGAATCGGCTGTGAAGTCACCGCTGTAGATGCTACAACCGCTACGTTTTCCAGCGTCTTGAGTGCTCCTAACGCACTCACTCCATCCATGTAAATTCCAATTCCTGAACAACTATCAATAGCCAGATTTTGAATTAACTGATTATTGGCTCCAGTTAATTTCAGAGTTGTCACATTACCAGTTGGCGGAATAATCCCCGCCGTCGGGCCTGCGTGTTGAAATTGAAGATTTGCCGCTCCACCAAGCCCGACCCAATTTACCCCATTGGGAAAGGTCAGCGTGTGATCTGAACCAGACAAATCCCAATACCCAAACACCTCAAATGTGATTGTGTTAGTTAAAGCCGGAAATGTGATTCCCGTCCCATCAATTTTTAGCGGAGTAGCAAGTGAACTTAGGGTGCGGATCACTCCACCTGCGGCACCTAAACTCGTAATAGCCGCCTGAAGTGCTGCCGTATCCGTCACCTCGACTCCTGTAGCTACAATGGCTTTTTGGGCCACACGAGGAGAATTAACACCAACTGCGATAGGATCGGTCGCACTAGCAGGCGCAACATCTAGTTTGGTAAGCCCCTTAACCGTGATGGAAGCGTTAGGGCCACCATCAACAAATTCTTCCCATATAGGATCGGTCACTGAGACCGCAATCGGAAACTGCGGGTCTGTCGGGTCTTCGCTTAACGCCGTAATCCCGACTACGGTTTCTGACGCCTTTGGCCCTTGTTCTCCGAGCGCAGCAGCAATCGCCGCGTACATCTCATCTCGCGTCGGATAGGTCTGTGGTGGATAGAGAAGCGTAGGAAGTCGGTTGTAAATCTGTAACTGCCCCCACGTCGGGGTAGGCATCAGTTCAGGAGGCGGAATGGCAAACCCGTTCGGATTCATTAACGGGAATGGCCCTATATAAGCTCCACCTTCGTCAAATAAAGCTGCTATGTATTTGGAAGTGCGCGGCTGACCATCGGTAGTGGAATCTATTTCAAAGGATGGGACATAAAGCACGCCCGTAGGCTGCACATCACAAGTGACGGGTAAATACCAACTCTCAGTGTTCCACGGCGAACCTTGCCCGACCATCTGCCCCGTAGAAGCAAGAAAGGTCTGAGTTGGATACAGCCGTAACTCCGCGGTATCGCCTTCAAACTGGTAAGTCGATGCGCTATTTATCGCCTCTATGATGGTTTTTGCCATAATCTAAAAAACTAAAGGCGCGGCCTACGGTGAAAAGGAAGAAGACCGCAATCCGCGCCAAATATAGGGCTGTTGTTGTGCGCCCTTGAAAATTACGTTGCCACAAATACGATGCCAATTTCCTGCGTCGTGGTCGAGAACAACCAGATAGCGTTTGCATCAACTATCCCACGCATAGGATTCACCACGTTGTAATTATCACCACTTGCTACGGGAACCCCTTTATACATTCTTGGTGGCCCACTCAACGCCGTGTTCGAGACATACTGATCGTGACCTATATAGATGCCCGCAGTCTGCGGGATGATGAAACACTGCGAACCAATGAACCCGTCTAGTGACGGTTGGGTCGTGATGTCGTTATTTGCATCTTTCTCTCTGCCATAGCCTGCGGCAATCATCAACGACGCTACGCTTGTCGGCGTGCGCTCTGTTAATGAACAAACCTCGCTGAAAAACTTCTGCGATCCACTCATATCGTCGCCTCTTTGTGGTAAAATGATAGGGCCATGCGGGATGTGACCCCCGACATAGCCCAACACAATCTGTCTATTAAGGAGACTAGATCATGCCGAGTAACTATACTCCACAAATTCGTCAACACCACGAATCTCACGGGCTTTCGGGAAGTCCTGAATACCACACTTGGGATTCTATGAAGCAACGATGCTTGAATCCAAACAATCAAGCCTATTCTTACTACGGCGGACGCGGTATCACCGTCTGTCAAGAATGGATTGATTCTTTTGCGTGCTTCATTAGGGATGTTGGGCTTCGCCCCACCCCTAAACATACAATAGATCGCTACCCCGATAAGAACGGAAACTACGAGCCTAATAACGTGCGATGGGCCACTCGTAAGGAGCAAGTGGACAACCGACGCCATCCTACGTCGATTACTTTCAACGGTGAGACTCGTTCGATTGCGGAATGGGCACAACACTTGGGACTGTCTTATCAAGTGCTGTACGGCAGATTGGAACGACACCCTTTGGAAGAAGTGCTTTCGGGCCGTCTTAAAATTGTTTCTATGATCGTTGGCGAGGATTCCCATCATGCACGATTGAGCGAAGCGCAAGTACGTGAAATTCGCACCACTTACGCTACGGGCCAATCGAGTTTTGGTAAACTTGCTAAACAATTTAATCTCTCAATTTCGGGTATCGCCAAAATCGTACATCGCCAAACTTGGAAACACGTAGAGTAAAAACTTCTGCGATGTCGAGGTCATATCGTCGCCTTATGTGGAATACCAGGTTGCGCGGCCATCGTGACGGTAGGTAACTCCCGTACCAACTGCTACCGCTGTTTGCCCGATGATGGCATCACTCCCTGCCGCCGCGACGGTAATGTTGCCGCCGCCCCCCGCCGCATTGTTAATAAAAATCAGCAGGTTTTGACTGGCAATCATGTTGGCAATAGATGGGAGCGTGACGGTCTTCGCTCCGCCTGACGGAGAGGTCACAAGGTTAGTCGCCCCATCAGTAATAATAGTGGTGACCGTAACGGAACGAATTATCTCTAGTGCTGTCCCAAATGGAGCTGCGCTTGTCGCCATAGGAGTGACCTCCGAGTATTAGTGCGGGGTGGCAGTGTGTGAAACCACCCCGCGTTCACCGCTCTACGCACTGAATCCAGAGAATCCAGACTTGCCAGAGTATCCAGAGTAGCCACTGAAGCCGCTCGCTCCACTGTAGCCAGAGAATCCGCTGACTCCCGTGTAACCGGAGAATCCGCTAACACCCGTGTAGCCACTGAAGCCGGAAGGCCCACTGTAGCCGCTGAATCCACTTGGCCCTGAATAGCCCGATGTGCCCGCTGCACCACCGCCGCCAAAGCCTGTCCAAGTAGATGTGCCGTTGGACGTAACAATGGTTTCCTGACCTACCGCCAGCGAGCCGATACCAACCAACGTATCCCCGCTCTGTACTGCTATCGTGAGCGTGTCGCTGGAGTTCGCAGAGTTAATAATCTGCTTCTGGTTTTGACCCGACATCACCGTACACGTTCCCGCTTTTGGCAACGTGGCGGTCTTTGCGGTCGCAATGGTAAAAGTCGCCACATCGTCGGAGAAGGTGAGCGTGTAATTGTCTGTCTTGGTGACATACTTGGCGTATATCGAATTAATTGGAGGCATAGTGTTCCTCTTTGTGCTAAAATGAAAGGGCTTCGCGGTGAACTAGACCACGAAACCCTAGACCACTGAATCTGTATCGGAGACTCAGATGATTCCAGATAATTCTAACAGACTTCCCGTAAATACCGCGATACTCACCCGCTTTTTCGCAAAAGTCTATTTGCATCCTGACATGTGGTACGGAACAAGCCAGTGTTGGCTTTGGACTGGTTCCCGATGTAAGCTCAAAGGTTACGCTCGATTGCTCTATAAAGGTGCTCCACAACGTGCTCACCGATTGGCTTATTTGTTTTTCGTTGGAGAAATACCGGACGAAACGATTGATCACCTGTGTCGCATACGCAATTGCGTCAATCCGGCACACCTTGAGCCCGCTTCGAATCACACCAATGTCCTGCGAGGTAATGGCCCTACGGCGCGGAACGCTCGAAAAACCCACTGTCTTAGAGGTCACGAGTTTACCCCTGAAAATATCCGTTTCATCAACACAAACGGACGCGAGGGGCGAACGTGTCGCGCATGTGAACAAGTAAGGCGTGATTTGAAGCGAAGTCAAATTGTTTTAATCTCTCCTCTAGGCTTTGGAATAACCTGAGTAACCAGTAGTGCCTGAGTAACCGCTGAATCCAGAGATTCCGGTGTAACCGCTGAATCCACTCTTGCCGCTCGCGCCACTGATGCCGCTGAAGCCAGAGAATCCAGAGATGCCACTAAATCCACTCTTACCTGAATATCCTGAGTATGCTGAGTAGCCTGAGTAACCTGAATTTCCCGTGACGCCCGATGCGCCAATGGAATTCCAGACCAAGACTCCATCGCCAGTAATAAAGGCTGTCTCGCCCGCGCTCAAGGTTGTTTCTCCAATGAGCGTGTCGCCCGCACCCACCGCGATTGTCAGGTCATTACCACCTGAATCACCGTTAGCAATAATCTTTTGGTTCTGCCCTGAAACTATCGAACAGTTGCGAGAAAAGGGCAGCGTAGCAGTCGCGGGAGCAGCCAGCGTGAACCGCACAATATCGTCTGATACGGTGATTGTGTATGAATCAGTCTTAAACTGTTGGGTTGCGTATGCGCTGTTAATTGGTGGTGACATTAAGAGTCTCCTAAAGACTGGCTGCGAATGGTGCTACTTGTCCCGCGATTTGTGCGCCCACCCTGAATGGGGATTCGCTCTGTACTACCGTGCCCGACGATGTGCCGCTAGAGTCACTGCGGTCTTGGGTCAAGGTCGGGGCATCCATGCCCGCAACCGCAAGGTCACGACTATAATTCAGTTTATTAACGTCATATTGGCCTTGGCGCATAGCTTGGGCTTCGTCTCGACCTAATCGCTCTTTGCCGGACTGAAGTTGTTGTTGCTGAACTTGCTTGGGCAGATATGCGCCCGCAGGTTGGTTAAAACTGTGCTCTAGTTCATGGCGTGCTTGCCCGTATTGAGCTGCGATGCCTGGATCGATTTCAAACTGTTGAGTACGGAGTTTATCTAATGAGGCCGTGGTCGGTGGTGCTTTCCACCCGTATTGAGCGGTGGACGTGGTAGCGGTTTTCCCTTTTGACTCTTGTTTTTGGTCTGAGAGGCCCATAACTCCGTTGGCTAGTTGCCTTTGCTACAAACGTACTTCACAAACTTGTTGGGCATACTACATGTATCTAAATCTTCTTGTCTACCAAAAAGACACAAACTCTCACGCTTAAAACCTACTTCCTCGACAAAACGACACACTGGAGTGTTCCTTGGGCGCACAAAAGCACTTACTTCCTCGGCTCCGTTCTCCATTAACCACAGCAAGATTCTTTTTGCGCCAGCTACCACGCTCTCCCGTGGCGCATTTCGGCTTGAGGTAAAATGAGTTTCGTAGTGCGCGGGTGCCCACTCCTTAATCAAATAGACCGCTTGCAAGTCCCCGTTGAACAATCCCATCACTATCTGTGTCGGATCGGTGGCGGCAAACTCCTCAAAGGCCATGCGCTCACCTTGAGTGTGTGTTTTCTGTTTCGCCCGCCACGAAAACGCCTGCCGAAAGAGGTCTTGTTCGGTTTCAGGATTTAGCGGTCGCATTAAAAGTAAGTCGGCCATGCAGTGCATCCATTACTACTTGAGGTTCAACAAAGGCATCTTCGTTGTATTCACAATCCCACCAAGGAGCGTACTGCCACTCTCGCAAGTAGGACTCGTCTTTTAAGAGATTGGTGTTGTGCGGGTAGCCCCAAATTTTAGGCGAAGCCTGCGACCAAATTACGACGCCCGACTTGAGATGATTAGTCGCGCAGAAATGGGGAAGAAAACTATCTACAGAACACCACACGTCAATACCGTTAATAACATTCACCAAATCTTTTAACGGTATGTCTTGAAGAAATTCAGCCACCCCATCTATTCGAGGTTCACCTTTGACGCCGATTTGAATCACGTGATGACCATTGGCATTGAGCATCTTGACCAACTCAGCCCAATGCGGGAAATTCTTGGGATTGAGCTTGCCGTTTGGGAGTCTCGCGGCGTATGGACTAATTAAAACCCTCATTGACCACCCCAAAATTTCACCATCGCGTCAGCCAACGGTGCGTCCCAATTATTATCCCACATCCAAGCATACAGACTATGTTTCTGGTAGCCGTGGCCCACGATTGCCTTAGCGTCCGCAATGGAAATCAACGTCACGTTGGGTTCTTCTTCAAACACGCTTGGGAAACAAACCGCCATAACGAGATGTTGATTGTTGTTGCGTTTCCGAATCTCTGATAACACGGCCTTTGCCACAAGATGATCACCCAAGCCCATGTCCAGAATCATCATTTTGGATTTCGGGCTTACCTTCCCAATGGCTCGTAGATACGCTTGAAACAAGCCCTCATCATGCTCCCACATTGCGGGGTCAGTATAAGTACGGATGCCGCCCGTTGCTTCTCTCAAGTGAGCGGTACGAGCGTAGGGCGTACAAATTACCTTGTACCCTGCTCGATGGATTTTATGAGTGAGCCAGCTTTCCTCACGGTGTCCGCAAGGGCTTAAATCAAGAGGATAGCCACCAACTTCCCTTGCTGATGAAACTCTATACGCAAATGTCGAGTACAAGTGCTCGCACTCTTTCGGGCCGCTGTTCCAATCAAACCACGCAATATTTAATCCCATCGCTAAATCATTTAACGAGCCATCAACGCCTTTGGGTAATGGGCTAATACCGCCTGGATGGTGAACCAGCCCTCCCACAGCTCCTACCCCCTCTTTCATTTCCGCAAGCAGATTGTGTAGGCAATCAGGTTCAGGAATATTGTCATCGTCGCATCGCCAAATCACATCTGTCGTGGCAACTTCCAAGCAGTGCTGATGATTAGTTACTTGGCCCTTGCGCGGCGTGGTCAAGACTTCCACTTCAATGCCTTTATCTATCGCCATCTGCAATAGACCACTGAAGGGTGCAAGTTCAAAGAGATTCGCTTGCTCGCCATCATCGTAGATTTTTAGTTTCTCAGGCTTGTGAGTTTGATTAATGATCGCGCTAATAGTTAGCGGCAACGTGGTTTGGTAACGATCTTTGGTGCTGATTTCTGCCGTAACGGTCAAGCGAGACTGCTTCCAATCCTCTAGCTTAATTACTGTTCCCGTCTCACGCGGTTTAATCCAACCCTTTGCCCGCAGTTCATCTTCATGCTCTCTCACGTACTGCGGAAATGTTTCGTCTATCTCAACCGTTTCCCAAGTCGTGTTCGCGGAGTACACGTCCTTGCCTTCACGAAACAGCATCTCCATGCGCTCGTGGTCTATCTTCTCCGGTGCGGCATATTCCTGATGTGCGAACGCTTTCACCTTTTCAATCACTTGGTCTAAACCATTTTGAAAAGTAAAATGCCACCCACCGTTCTCAATGCGACGAGTCGGGAAAATACTTTCCTTATCCGCAAAGCGCACGTCATTCAGATTGTGATCATGCAATTTATCCGTAGGAATAATCTTGGCATTCAACTGTGGCTCATCGGTGGTCACATTCCGATAGTTTAGGGCGTACATGAATCTTTCGAGCGCCAACACCCCGACTTCGTACTGCCCGCTCACGATGTACTCTTGTATCGCTGAAGCGCGGGGAATCTCATCTACATCTGAGACGATGCAGAAGTCTCCCTTCTTAGCCATCCGATTAACAACGTCACGCCCTGAATCTCGCTGTAGATGTTCACGCACCCAACAAGGGTCAAAGTCAAAGTTGGCAAACTCTATCGTGCTCAAGTCAACTACCTGAATCACAATCTTCTTTTCCCACTTCTTGAACCGATCCATATTCTCCGCTAAGTACAACGGTTTTGGCTGTCCACTGTGGGTCAGATTTGCTTCCACGATAACGAAGTAATCCACCACGCTGTCGAGTTCACTCAACCTCATCTCCAACAAGTCCAACTCATTAAAGAAGGGAAAGCAATCAAAGACTTTGGCAGTCTCACGAGTCATGTCCCGATGGAAGGCGACTACTTCAGGCACGAATCCATAGCCCGTATGTGTCAGGCACTTCTGAATAAAGCGGAAGTCATGGTCGATTGCTTTGTCTCTGTCTTGGTGCCATTCATCACGACACAATCGAGCAATGTCGTTCTTTACTAAAATGTTCAGCGCGTCAATATCTGAGAACCCTAACGAGTTTGCATCGGGAGGAGCGGTCTTAATCATGTACTCCCCGTCGATAACGCGCTGGAGTTGAACCTGCCCAATCGCTACTTCTTTCTCATCGGGCACGATCACCCCAACCATTTTCTCGACATACTGAGGTAGCAACACGTTGTCATCATCGAGAAAGCACACGTAGCCATGTAGAGGTAGCAAATCAATCCCGTGCATCTTGGAACGCGCACTGATAAATCCTTCGTGCGGAACATCTGCGTAGGCGTAGGTAATATCTGAACTCTGCGCTTGATACTCCGCGACGATCTGTTCCACTTCCACGTCAGGCCCATCAGCCACCACAAGCGCACAGATGTTTCGATAAGTCTGCTCGCGCACGGAATTCAAGGCTTCCCGCAGCAGTCCATACCGTTGATAGGTAGGGATGATTACCGTCACACGGGGCTGTTCATGTCGGCGCAGCTTGTAGATACGCACGGGGGAATCTTCGGATGAACCATCAGACAACCAAGTAGCCGCTTGTGGCCCTTGCTCACTTGTGAATCCCAATGAGCGTAGATAACTCAACAACTCAGGAGTCTTGTGTTGAAAGTTGGGATTCATTTCATCGTGCATCTCAACGTAGATAGTTGAAAACTGCCGAATCACGTTGGCAGGGGTATGAAACAGGATTTCAAACTCTGAGCCTTCACAGTCAATCTTCAAGACCATGTTGGAATGATCAGGCACTCGACTCAACGCTGTGACCAGCGAAACGCATGGAGTTGGAGAAGTAGTTGGGTCGCCCCAGATGTTCGACACCACCCCTGCTTCGTGCATGTGGACTTCTGACACCGAACCATCCAAGACTGCCAGATTAAAGGAATGAACTTGCGGGATGTCACCCACGAGTTCAAGTTGCTGTTCGTAGATTTCGTGAACTGGCTCAAAGCAATAAACTTCTTTGGCTCCCAACTCCAAAGCGTGAATAGCAAAGAAGCCTTTGTTGGCCCCAATGTCGATTACCGTCTTGCCTGCTAATTCCTCCCGCTTGGCCTGATTAACATCTACCTCAAACATTTCCCAATGCAGCCAACTATCTGCTTCTTTCATGTGCTCATGGAGCATCGCAAAGTCGAGCGGTTGTGGTTCACTCACCGCCATTTCTTCAATCCACGTTAAGCCTTTGAAGTACTCAGGGAACTTCGCTTTGAGCCGCCCATTGTTGCGAATCAAGTTCGCGTGCCATCCTTGTTCATCTCGATAGGTAGCATTGCCACTGTGGAAGATTGGGAAGGCTCCCGTGGATAAATCAGGCTCAAACGCTACTGCGTGATTTTCCGGTACTTGGACTAACTCATACCCTGCCAACAAGAGTCGAAGTCCGTAGTCCACGTCTTCGACGCCACCAGGGGCAAACTGTTCGTCCAACGCGCCAATGTCATCCACAACAGCCCTTGTCGTCATCATGCAAAACATCATTATGAAGTCGTTGGACTTGTCAGGTTTTCCAATAAACTTCATTGGCCCTGAAGCCCCTACTCCATGCCGTGCAAGGAAGGGAGCCTTCATCAAGTCAATCCAATCACTACCTTGAATGATGGTGTCGTTGTTCAGTAAGACAAGATACTTCCCACGGGCTGCGCGTAAGCCGATGTTTGTCGCCTTCGTGAAACCGAGTTGCGCCCTGTGGCTAATGAGTTTGAATGGATGCCCCAACGATTTAACGTAAGCATCTGTTCCATCGGTACAGCCATTTGAAACAACCAAGATTTCCGTCTTCGCCAAGTCGGTATTAACTCGCAAACTCTCTAAGCACGGACGGAGCAGATCGTCACAATGATTGTAGGTAGGAATGATGATGGAGACTTCGGGACGCTCAGTTAGTTCTGCTAATGCCTTGTTCATCTCCGAGTCGCATTTCGTACCGTACACGCCATAGTAGTGATCGCTCAGATGGTGAATCAGAAAGTCCTCAAAGCGAGAAACCGGAATCACCTTCTTGAAACCCGTATCGTAGAAGTCAGTGTTACACCGTTCACGGATGCCATAGGGACTCGAAAACAAACGTCGCTGCGGGTCAAGAAACGCTTCCTTACCTACTGCGATAGCCCGCGCTAGTTGTCTGCGAGTCGCTAAGAAACTGCCTTGATGTAGATTGGTAAACTTGGCAAATGTCCCTGCGTCGTTCGTGAATGACTCGCCCCATCCATAATCAGCGTGCCATGCGGGATAGAATCGCTCTCCATGAGGGGCATTTTCCCACTCGATAAATCCCGCAATTTGAGCGTCTGACAAGAAGGGAGTTATTTCCAGAAACGCATCTATGTTTCGTTGCGTGAACAGATGATCGTGTTCGGCATAAAGATAGAGGTCATAGTTCTCGCGTTCCTGATGAAGTGTTTCTCGACACTTCCACGGTAAGTTGAGCCAATCACCCCACGGTGCTTCTGAATGAATAACTTCTCGTATGTCATCTCTGCCAACAGCCACGTTGGAATGGACAACTATGTCCACCGTGTAGCGAGAATCAAAACTCTTGAGGCTGTCGATGGTTTGATATAAATGGTTCAAGCCCTCAACTCCGAAGTTGACCAAGACAGCCAACATCTTCACGGGCTGATACCGATTGTGCAAAATCTTCAAGTTGCGCTCCACTATCGCTTTGTAACCCGCGTCATGTGCTGAGTCGTGAAATGTCTTGCCGCCCGCGTGATACAAAGGGAAAGTACCAATACACAACTCTCCTGCTTGGTTAGCAGTCGGATCAACATTAGCGTATCTGTACCCTGCTCTCATCAGCCGCGCACAGAAATCAATGTCCTCACCGAAACCTGGGCTGAAGATTTCATTCGGTAAGCCAATGTTCTCAAACACTGAGCGACGGATGAGCGCACAGTAAAACACGATGAAGTTGGAGTTGATTTCTGCGCTCCAAAGTTCGTGAATCCCGACCATCCCTATTTGCGGGTCAGCCATCGGCGCAACTAAAGTTTCCAACCACTCGTTGCGGGGACTATCAAGTATCTGACAGTCGTTGTTCAGCAAGAGAATGTATTCGCCTTGTGCTGCTCGTATCCCTGCATTCACGGATTTTGTATATCCGCTTTGCTCATCTATCCAGATGAGTTTGAAGGGAGCGCCTAGCGTCTGCACGAACTCCCGCGTGAAGTCGTTGCCACAGCCGTTTGCGATTACCAAAACTTCGCAGTCAGAAAGGTCAGTGTATTTTTGGATACTTTGGAGGCAGGGAATAAGCGCGTCGGTGAGGTGTTTGTGCGTCGGAATTACAATACTGTAACGTGGCTTCATAAATTAACTGATTCTTGTCACCTTTAAGAAACTGTTGATGCGTACCGTTGATGTTCCACTAGTAACCTTCAAGTGTTTTACTGTGAAATTTCCGGCGTTGACTCCCGTGGTAATAATTCCCTTCATCAACACTTGACCGTTTTGCCCTGAAGTCGTCAGGTAAGTTCCTGATGCGGTATTCAACGCACTCACTCGCTCTGATTTAGTCGCCGT